TTCTTGTTTTGAAGTTCAGACTTGCTGAGAAAAACATCGACATAAGGTTCATAAAATGGTTGTCCAGTTTCTTCGTTCCAAAATTTATCAATCTTGAAAGATACTAATTCGTATCCATATTGCTTTGTAGGGTTATACCAATATCTCGCACCAATTATGTCGTTCACAATGGTTCTCCTAAAATTTTCTCAAAAACATACCAAATTATTCTGAAGATTATAAACGAAGTTAGCATAATTATAAAGTTAAGTTTAAAGAGAAAGCTCATTAAAAGCATAAATAACGGTGCTATGATTACATATAAAGCTACTATAAAAAATGTTTCTTTCATTTTATTTTATCTCCACTTCTTTACCTTTGTAATAACATTTACCGTCGATGAAATCTACATCTCTCCGCCAGAATTTATCTGAGTAAGTTAAACAAATCCTAGACTTTCGATACATATTTTCATATTCTTTTGAGTTGGTTTCAGAAGTAGCTTTAGAAATATTATCTGCCATTTTCATAATCCCTCCAATCATAAAGAGTGCCATAACTATAGCAAGGAAGATTAGTGAAGCCGTAAGCCCATCTATCTTTTTAATAAAATTTTTCATCTTATTCTTCATAAATTACATAGCCGCCTTTAATTTTTCCAACTCTACTTACGGTATCTACCCAAGCGGTGGATACACCACTGGTTAGTTTTGTATAAGGGTAATCGTGGCAGACCACTTTCCAAATTCTATGATTGGCAGAAATAATCTTTGTGCCAGCAGGTAAATCGTAAAGGTGTTTTTTATTGTTCATAACTCAGATAAGTCTTCCATTCTTCTGGGTGTTTTTCGAAGCTTTCTTTAATGTCTTTTGAGGACTGGAAATATACATTTGGAGTTTTTGCTCTATAATCTAGACCGCAACCTGGTTCTTCAAGAATAAAATCCCAATAGCCAAAAAATTTAGCTTCATCTCCGTTATTCCAATCTGGTTTAAATCCTTTGGCATCTTGCTTGATAATTTCTTTGGCTTTTAAATATTTAAGATACTTTTTAGTTTTTTCTACGGTTTTAAATAGTAATCCTAAATCTTTTATATTTTTAACTTCCAAAGCACTCCAGCCAGAATAGTAATCAGTATTTATTTCTTTAAATTTTGATTTATAAATATCTATAGTGAAAAATATTTTAGGCTCTTTAATTTCTTCAAACCATTGATCAAAGTTCTCAATATCGTTTATCCATATAGGTGTTGTTATATGATTTTCGCTAACGAGTGTTATTTCGGATATTCCGTCTCTTTTTCCGGTTTCTGCACAGAATATCTCACCAGCTTTTGCAAAGGGTAAATCTTTGAGCAACCTATATCGTTTCATTTCTTTCTCATTTCTTTTCTTAATAATTTAGTTAGTATTTTATAAATCTGCTTATTTGTCATCTTCCGTTTTGATTGCATAATTTTTTGCAATAACTTTGATGATTTCTGCATTTTTACAAAATCTATTTTCTACTTTGCTTTCTTCATCTTTTCTTGATTTGTCATCTTTTTGTAATGATGTTTTAATCTTTTGAAGAAGTTCATTTATTTCTTTGCTTTTATAGCCAGTAAATTTCTTTTCATAATCATCTTCGAACTCGTTGTAGACTTCATCGTATTCCATATTTTGTTCGATAAGTTTTTTCAACTAAACCGAGTGTTTCTAATTTATAAGTATAATAGTAGTCTGGCATTTTCTTCGCTATCTCATATACTGTTGTTGCGAAAATTTCTAATTCTCTATTCATTGTAATTTAGTTCCTTTCTTATAAATCTTACTGCGTAAGATTCATTCTTATTGTTGTTTTTATTATGTCTCCATTGTAGCACACCATAACCTTTTTGTCAATACCTATTTGAAATATTTTTTGACATTTTGCTTATACTCGATGAGCCATTCTCGGTATTCTTGCTTCTTTGCTTCTTCGACATAAGGCAAGCTTAATTGTCGATTATAATATTTAGCTAAGGTTTTAAGTTTGACCAACTCGTCTTTACGCTTGTTAATCATTTCTCGTTTCCAATCCAGATAGGCTTTATATTTGTTTCTGAAATAATCCATATCATATTGACCACCACCAATCTGCTCAGAAAAGAGATTGATAATTTCCAAATTTGGTTCGACTTGTTTAATGTGATTAAAGAGTGGTGTCTTAGTGGTTGTTTTGAGCTTTTCTGCCATTTTCTTATCATCTTTGGCACAAATACCAACTGCTAAAATATGAATAAACTTGGTCGTTATATCATCAATTAAGTTAGTATCTAATTTAGCAATCGACTTCAATTCGTTCTCAATCGTATAATCAACCACGCTCATTTCAACTGCCATTTTGATTTCTTCTGGCTGTTTCTTTTGAGCTAAGCCACCACCAGCTGGGAATTTAAAACGGCAATCTGGATTGTCGCAAATCTTAGCTTTGGCATAGTTGAGTGTTTCACATTGGGGACAAAACTTTAAGAGTTCATTTTCTTGCTTCATTTTCATTCGAAGCTCGGCTGATAATAGTCCTCCGTGAATTTTGGTATTGTTTGCGAAATCAATAATTAGCGCTCGTTTATTCGGATTGTTTGGGTCAATCCGCATACAACGCATAAACTGCTGTATATATAGTGATAGTGATTTGGTCGGTCTTAACATCAACACACAATCACAATCTGGCACATCAAAACCCTCACCAAACAAATCAACATTAACACAAACTTTAATCTGGTTATTTTTAAACTGTTCGATATAATCATCAACTTGTTGAGCAGATAACTTAGAGTGAAACGCTTTCGCAACAATCCCTTGATTGTTTAATTCTTCGGCTAATTGTTCCGCCATTTTAATGGAGCTGGTATAAGCAATCGTTTTACGGTCTTCGGCAAGTTCTTTAAAGTTCTCAACCAACTCTTTCAGCTTATCGGTTTTGAACGCTTCACTGATTGATTTTGAGCTAAACTCACCAGCAACGGTTTTAATCGTGCGATTATCAAAGTATAAAGTCCAATCCCCAGCTTTGACATCAAAGGGTGATAGATAACCACGGTGAATTAGCTCGTTAATTGAAATAGTGTTAATCACTTCATCAAAGGGGGCTGAACGAAACTGATTGATAGGTTTCGCTAATCGCTCACCAGACAAGCGAATCGGTGTTGCAGTAAAACCAATACGTTGAGCCTTATTAAACTTATTAAACACATTCTGAAAGCTCTTGCTCGTTGCGTGGTGCGTTTCATCGATAAAGATGATGTCATAATCTTTATTAGAATTTAAAGCTCGTAGTGGCGAAAGAACATCGCAATTTAAGTTATCATATCGCTTCAAGTGATTATTAAACTGGTCAAGTAGATTATTACGATGAACAACAAATAAAACTTTTTTACCGTTGTTCGAAAAATAATTCACCAGTTCTGACATAATCAAACTCTTACCACTACCACAAGGCGATACCACCAGTGTATGCTCATCGGAGGCAATTACTTTATCAAAAGCTTCTTGCTGATAATCACGCAACTTCACGGCGATACTCCTCATAAACTTCATTGATAATACCTTTATTTTTTAAGAGCTGGTAAATGTTCGCACTTCTCGCACCATTACCTTGATTAGTATAAATATCACCATCGTGCCAAGTGGTCATTACCTGATTATTGGAGGTGATTCGAATACCAGCTTTCTTCTTACTATTTAAGTCTTTATACTCAAACTGTCCGTCGCTTAAGATACGATTAAACTGATAAGTGTCAGCAAAGTATTTATCAAGATAATAGGTCATACCCTTAGCGTTTAGCCACTCATAAAATCCGCCACCAATATAATTTCGTTCAGCTGTTTCTGGTTTCTTGTTCTTTTCAGCTTCAGCTTTGAGTTCTTTGGCTCGTGGTAGGAACTGTTCGATATTGTTCTTATCATTAAGTGAGCCATAAACAAAATGATATTTATAGCTTGGAATAAAATACATCAGCTGTTGTGGTTCAAAGCTTTTCTTATCTAAGACAATATAGTCTTTAGTCTTGGTCATATTCACTATATCTTCACAGAAAGCTTGAGCAAAATACTTAAAGTTATCTTTGGAGATTTTACCAATCGGGATTAAAATCCGAAAACGGCGGTCATCTTTTTTACTACTATGGGTTTCGTGAAGCACAAAGGTTGAGAAATTACTCTTGAGATATTCAATCATTCGAACGATAAAGCGTTTAGCAACTTCATCATTACCTTTAAGTCCGTCAATATCAATCGTGAGTGCCGTGCGATAAAGAATACTCTGAACCTTACGAGTGTTATCTTTGGACACAAACGCACCATAAAGTGGAGCTTGTGATTTTTCTTTATCAGAAAAAAAATAGGAGTAGTCGTCAATGGTTATTACTTCACTTGTTTTCTGATATATATCATCAAACCTCATAATTTCCATTTCCACTACTCCTATCTTCTTATTTATCGTTTATTAGTATCTTCTAATTGCTTCTGATATTTCTCTTGTAATTCTTTATTTAGCTCAATCAATTTTACTTCTGCCACTACTGGGACGCTATTGAACTTTCGTTCTTTAGCCAGAATATTTAGCTCTAATTGTTTATCAATCAATTTACCATAGGTATCAACCTTATCAAAGATTTCATCAACTCGTTTCTTAATTGATTTGTCTTTCTTTAATTGGTTGAATGTTGCTTGATAAGCGTCAGCGATTTCTTGTTTAAGTGTTTCAGCTGAAAGCTCTTGAATAAATTCTTCAAAAGCTTTATTCTGTTCTTGGATATAATTGAACGCTCTCGTTAGCGGTTCAACATATTCAGTAAAGTATGTATCATATGTTTCTTGAACCTTAACTGCTTTATCTCGAATATCTTTATCAATGTATCCTTTAGTATAAGCAACCTTGAGCAATCGGTCAATTGTTTCTTGATATAGTTGAGCAACTTGAAGTTCTCGCTCAACGCTATCAGCTTTCTCATAAGCTTCTAAAGCTTTTTCAGCTGGTAGCAACTCAATCTTTTTACCAAAGGTTGTATTAGCTAAATCGTTAACAGATTTGATTAGCTTTTTGATAAGTTCTAATCGTTCTTTATCTTGTTTTAGCATTTCTTGTTCGCTCATCATTTCTTATTTCTCCTTGCAACTTTCGCATTATCTTTACCACGGTTTTTAGCACGGCTCTCAATTTTATAACCAACCTTTTTAGGGTTCGATGAGTTAATCAGCATTGATTTGTGTCCAACATCTTTACCCTTTAAAGCACTTGCTCCGTGTTTCTTAATCATCTCTCGGCGTGCCTTATTGCGTGCCACACGGTTCGCAACTTGCTTGGGAGATTTCTGGTAAGCTTTATCATAGCTATAATCTCGCCCAGTTGATTTATTGTATGGTTTCCGTTTGACGGTCATTTATTTCTCCTTTGTCTTTTTTACAAGCACCACAAGCGTCATATTCTTCACCAAATAGTGCCACTAATATTTCGGTAATACTTTGTAGATAGGTTTCATTCGCACCAGTCTTGAACACTTCTTGAGCAATCACCCTTGCTGTCGCTAAGTGCTTAAACAAACACCACTGTTCTTCTGGAAGATTGAGTTTCTTCATTATATCAGTTCGTGTCTGGTCAAGCATATACGCAATCGGTAGTAGCTCTTTCTTTGTTTCTGGCTTGCTGATGATATTCTCTAGCAAGTGGTCAGTCGCACAAACCAGATTGCCAACTAATAGCATTGTATCTTTATCACCAGTGCTTCCTTTATATTCTATTTCCATACTACAATTATACCATTTTTTTCAAGGTGATATAATATTGACCGTGCTTTTTTGGAAAGTGGATAAGGAGCGTGCGACATATCCACATTGATTTTCTTAATCCGCCCCTTATCACAATACTTAATTAGTTTCTTGAAGTCCTTACCAGTTTCTAAGTAGAACTTCATAAAATCTATTTCCACCTCAATTATAACTCTCTCAAACTTATTTCTTTAGTAGGTTCTTCTTCAGTCGTTAGCTTTTCTTCAACTGCTTCAATGCCTAGCTCAGCTAACCGTTTAATATCTTCTTTAATCCTTTTGTCATCAGTATAAAACATTGGATTATTGACAGTTAGATTTACATCATTGTCGCTAAAGATATGACGCAAAAGCAACTGACTGTTTTTAATTCTAATTACTCTAAACATCTTATTTCACTTTCAAACTTGGTTTATAACTTACTGTGCTTTCTTTAATATATTTCTTATATAGCTCTGGGTTGTCGCTTTCAAATGCTTTACTATTAAAGCTCTTTCGTGTGCCAGTGCGTTCTGCTGTATAGACATAACTATTGCCGTCAATCTCAAAAGTTTCGTTCTCGTGATATTTCTCAATGAAATGTTCAAGAATTTCTTTCTTACGAGTAGCAACAGTCTTTTCCATTTCTTCCAGCTCTTTGAACTCAACGAGTAAATCTTCATCTTCACCCTCAGTAGTCTTTTCTTGGCGGTCGCCGTGTTTAGCAAAAGCATTATCGATTAGCTTAATTCGGCGATTAACTTCATCAGCTAAGTTAGTATATTTATCAAAGAGTGGCATAAACAATTCATCTGGGTTGACATAGACCATTTCAAGCCGTTCTTCCATTTCCTTAATAATAAACTCTTCAATCTCTGATTGTCGTTCATACATCTCTTTGACAGTCCATTTGTCAAAAGGTTTATCAATGAGTGTTGCTGGTCGCTTAAAGATAAAGATTGTGCCTTTTTGATATTTCTTCAACATCATATAGTAACCAACTTGGATACGATAAGTTTCAAGCTTTTTGACATACGCACTAGGGTCATCATAATAATTCTCACCTAATGTTTTAATCTCAATCACTTCTTTACGGATTGTGTTATCACCGTCCAAGTTGCCACGAAGTCCAAGCTTACCCTCTCTCTCTATGATAGTGGTGCTGGGTTCAATACTCTCATTATTATAAAACTCCTCACTCACATAAGCCCTAATCAACGGCTCAGCAATATTTCCAAACTCAGTATAAATGCTGGTGAAGTCTTTTTGCTCGTGGGTTTTCTCAAAGATAAGCCGTTCAGCACTAGTTGGGTTATTAACCTTTGGCAGGTCTGAACCACCAATGTATTTATCACGGTCATCTTTAACGCTATCTTTAACAGTGCTTAATTCAAACAATGCCATAATTAGATTTCCTCGTATCGCATATCTTCCGTTGGAATGATATGGATTTCAATATTCTTTTTATTAGTTTTAATCTGATTAACTTCAATCTTCATAAAAACTCCTCTTCCTTTCAGTCAGCCCACCTCTTCCCTACGGTCAGCCCACCTTACGGTGGTTACGGTGGTTTCTATTTATTAATTATAATTATACATAAATAGCTATTTCAATCAATCTATTTATCATTACTGCTTATTGTTGTTTCGCTATTGTATCTATATTGTAGCACAACCTTTTTAAAAAGTCAATACTTTTATCAAACTTTTTTGTAAAATGTTTTAGTTTCTCGCATAAAAACTCAACTTCATTTGACCGTCTCTAGTCTGGGCAATACTCAAAGTATTTTTACCAAAGGTATAGTAAGCTTTCAAATAGTCAAACGGTGAGGTCTTCCATTTACCAGTCTTTTGAGCAATATAAGCTAGTGGAACGTTTATCATATTATCCCCTGTTATCTCACAATAGCTCTTGACATAGGTTGCTAACAGATACACCAGATAATCAACTTCTTCGCTGTCGCCGTTGCTCTGTTCAATCTCTGGCATTTGAGCAAGCAATACATCTTGAATATCTTTGATATAATTATTAACCGTGTCGCTATAAGCTCGATAAGTATAATTAGTATCATTAACTTGTAGCGTATCTGGTAGTGGGTTAAACGGAGTATTTGGTTCACTCATCTCAACCTCACCATTCTCAATCCGTGCCATTACATCTCCTTTCTGTTCTTCTAATTGTCCAGTTTCTTCTTCAACTGGTTTAGGTTGTTCAATTTGTTCTTGTTCATTAAATGATTGTTCTGGTTCAACATCTAATTCAATTGGGGGTTCTTCTAATTCTTTCTCAATCGGTGTAGGTTCTGGAGTAGGTTCTGGTTGTTTTGTAATGCTTTTAAGCGTCGTAGGCTTATTATCTTCATCATAATCAATTACCATATCAACTGTTTCATCTTCTGGGTCTTTATAGTAGTGGTTATCAATCTTCCACTGCTTTTCGGTTTGCGTGTCATTTATATCAGCAAAACTCATTGGTCGCAACTTATTGAGGTCAACAATAAAACGCCGATAAGCTTTACCGTTAATTCTCACACGACCGTCAAAATTGATTGCTTTTAAAGTGTTATTATCTAATGCTTCAGTTAGATAACCCACAAAATTCTGCCACGAGTTAAACTGATACTCACCACTCGCAAAGTGTCCACGATAACCAGTCATCTTATTGCCACCGACCAGCGAGCCAGCCGCCTCAGCAAATATCTCTTTAAAGAAACTCTTCGAACAACTCGCAATATTATGTTTCGAAATCTTCCACTCACCAGCTGTTTCAGTTTGATACATACTGTCCACTGCTGTATAAAAGTTCTGAAGAATAACATTATTATTAGTCATCAACTTATCAAACTGTTCTTTAAAGTGTTCATCAATCCACTTACGCTTTTCATACTGGTCGAAGCCAAAGCTAAAAGCCCACCTTACAAAGCCACCTAAAAACTCTGGGTCATTTAATAATTTATCAATTTGAGTGTTGCCACGCTCTTTAAATTTAAGCGTAAATTCAATACCGTAAAAGCGTTCACGGAGTGCATTACTCATCTCACGAAAGCGTGGAATATGGTTCGAAGAAATCATTACATTACCACGGAAGCTAACAGATTTTTCTTGAGTTTGATATTTACCAATCGCTGTCGCATCTGTTTCACGCATTGATTTGAGAAACTTCACTTCTTCATCAGAATATGTTCCTCTGGCTCGCTCAAACAGGTTATTCAATAAGCGGGGACTGGCGTTAATCTTTACTTGGTCTGTCGTGATAGTGCTTGGGTCTAAACTCCCAGCCATTACAGCACTTGGGCTTTTGTCATCAACCCCACTGTTAATTACATTGATGAGTGCTGTAGTGAAAGCAGATTTACCCTTACCACCACCAATACCGTCATCATCTTCAAACAGAAAGAATGCTCCAAACGGCGAACGGTTGTTGCCAATCTTATAACGAGCGAAACAGCTATACGCCATATAAGCTAATTCTTGTTCAAGGAATGGTCGCTCACGGTGCTGGTCAAGCTCAGCGTGAACTTCTGGATTTTTAGTGGTAAAATTATTGATAAACTCTTGAACAGATGTAGGAATTGTATCTGGAATTACAAGGTCAGAATTCACCACAAAATCACCCTCTTTGAGGTCGTGTTCAGTGTTCGGTATCAGCTGTCCATTGATTACAGAATAATTAGCAAACCGCATTACTTCAGTTGGTGTAGTCATCGGAGCGTGAATTTTAAAGTTATCAATCAACTGGTCAATCTTGCGTGCAGTATAATTCTCAAAGCCTTGGAGCTTACCGATGTAAGTTTTTAATAAATCAATGTCGTTGTTATATTTATTTTGAAATGGTATCTTATAAATATAAAACGCTTGAGTTGTTGTCTGTCGCAGATTGAACAAATGTAAAATAAACTTGGTGCTAGGGACTTCAGTGCGATATGCTTTACCAAAACGAGCGAGCAACTCTTTCTGTTTCTCTTCTAACTCGAGAATTAACTCTTGTCGGTCAATCTTTGGGTGTTCGTTTAAAAATTGGTCGATACGGTTGCGTTTGTTAATTGGTGTAAATTTAGTGATAGTGGTCAGCGGTTCACTAAAATAATCGGTTTGGTCGCTAGATATGGGAAGCAACATCAACGACGATAGATTGAGAAAATATTGTCTTAATATATTTTCACAGTTTCTCTGCAACTCCTCCAAGTTGGGAAAGACTGCTTTGTCATTGAGCTGTGGTGCTAGCTCAAAGAAATTATCAATCTTCTTCACCAGTGGGGGTGGTGTAGCTAATTGATATTGTTTATTACTTCTATTATTCATTCGCTCTATACTTTCTTCTTTATAAGTTTTTTTAGTTTATTTGATATTACATTTAATGTTTTTATTATAGCACTTATAGTGTGTTAAAAGCAAGTATAAAACGATATTAAATAGCTTTCCGTGCTTGAGTTGTATAACCAGTTCGAACATAAAAACCAGTGCGGTTATACTCATCGAGTAAATCGATAACAGAGATTAGATGGGCATTCGTAATGGCATATACAGCTGTGATTGGCTTCTCAGTAATCCGAGAATTATAATAACTCATAAAATAAAATCCCTCAGCAGTATCATTAAGCGTGCGAGTAAATTGAAAACCAGCTAGCTTACTTTCTCGAAATAACAGATTGATTGTATAAGCTGGTGAGCTATTAGTCATTTTGTTTGTAAATAATAATAGGTCAGTGAGTTGTTTATACAGTGTAGGGAAAACATTGTAGCGTGATTGGTGTGTGCGATTGAAGATGTGCGACAACAGCTCTGGCAAGCTCCCAGTCGGATTATCTAGTAGATGTCGGAGTGCTGGTGTCGGTGCTTGAAGATAATAATAATCACCAAGCTTAAAAGGTTTATGTTTAAGCGTGCGATAAGCTTCTGGCACAATCACAGCGGGTCGATAATTTGGGTTAATTGGATATAATTCTTCGTTCATAATAATTTCCTTTGTTAATTCTTTTATTGATATTTCCATTATAGCATAGTAGGGTTTAAAAGTCAATAGTAGATTTTATGTAATAGGGGTTAGATTTTAGAAATATGTAATAGAGTGTTTAATAATGAAGTAAGGGTTTAAAAGTCAGCACTAGACTAAGTAGAGTAAAAGATATTTTTAAAAAGTTATTTATTTGTATTGAAAAATAAAATGAAAAAAGTATATTATAACATAATTTAAAATAAAAAAAAGTGTCGAACAGAAAAGCGAACAAAAGTGTGTATTATTATGAGATAAATTTGACAAAAAGTCAAGAATGTTTTATGAAATGTTACCAGTCTAGTGGTAACATTTTTCTGACCTCTGTTAAATCGATATGTTATAATATGTTTTTTTATTTTGAGTGTTTTATTATGCTTATGGATAGGTAAAAATTGGTGTTTTGTTCGCTTTTTATTATGGTTATGATTGGAGTTTATAATATTTTTGAGATTTGTCAAATGGTTATGGTAAAAAAATGTTACCAGTAGTAGTGGTAACGTTTTGGAAATAACAGTAGTAGAAATGTTACCAGTAAATTTACCAGTGCTTTGGTAACGTTTTGGGTGTTTGGAGCATAAGCATGATAGAATGATACCAGTGTTACCACTAATAGCGGTATCATTAGCGGTAACGTTTTGGTATACAAGGTACTATGTAATACAAGGTAGTGGTTAGGTTAAGAATAAGCATTATGACCTCTGTTAAAAATCAGAGATTTGGGTCATTTGACATTTAGAAAAAATGTGTTTTAAGGCTTGATTTGCGTTCAAAACCAAAACGTTACCACTAAATCGAAGATTTTCGTTTTACATACGGATACTGCGAAGCAGTAAGAATTGTAAAATAGTTTATAGAGGTGGGGTATATAAAAGAGGTATAGTGTAGTAGGAAAACGCCTGATTTGTGGTATCGTTTTCAACGTTTGATACTCATCAGCTGTTATTTCTACTGTATAAGCCCTTTTGTGTCAGAAACCTCCCATACTTGTTTACGGAACACGCTGCTTTTGGGTTATTTGTTTCTGGACCACTTGTTTCTGGACACTTGCTTTTTTGATACCAACCAGCTGTTATTTTGTGCTTCGCACACTTGTTTCTGCTGGTATTGATACAAAAAGCTCCATAAAATATCTTTTTAAACACCTTTTTCTGAAATTCTTTCGTGTGGTGTCCGCTACGCTTGGTATAACTAGGGGCGATTATGCTTATGCTATACTAGAAAAAGTTTTTTCCAAGTTCCTTGGATTTTTTTTTCTATATTCTCTATAAGCATTTCTAAACCCTCTAGAATGCTCTCTCTTGGACTTTTCTTTTATTTTTGATACTTTATACCTTTTAATAGTTATATTTATACGTCGCACAATGTAAAAGCTCCTTTCAGTCGCTTTTACCCCATCTTCGATAGAATTACAATTTTCCCAGTTCTAAAACATTTTTTTTATTTTTCCATTTTTATTTTTTTATTTTCTATTGTTTTGATTTTGATGATAGTGATAGCTTTTGATTATGTTGGTGATGTTGATGTCTTTTGATACCAAACCAAAAGCACCAGCTTTTCAGCTAGTGCTTTTTGTCTAATTATTCTTCCTTTTTAAATTCTTTTCTATCTCCATTCAGACAATCTAAATATGCCACATCAATATCATTATCTTCACTGTTTACTAGTTCATACAAATAATCTTCAGCAAATCTCGTTAGTCCTATTGCAATTTTACTTACTTCAATAATATTGCTATCGCCAATCTCTTCAGTTCTTTTGTATAAGTTATCAAAATATACTCTTTTAATACTATAACCGTTATCGTGACTGAAAAATAAAAATACTTCTTCGGGTTTATAATCTAATAATCCATCTGTTAAAAATTCATAGGTTAAAATATTTCGGTCGGTTAATAATTCTTCGTTCATCTTATTGCTCCTTTAATTTTCCAACATAAGCACGCTCTATTTCATCATATGCCCAAGTATAGTCAATACTTAACAAACCGTGTTTATTTTGGTCATATATCTCTCGACCAGTTTTTAGCATATATTCTTCCATATCTTTTTTACGATTGATTGCTTCTTTTTTACTTACCTGAAGTTCTTCAATGCAGGGTTTTAATCCTTTGCAAATACCATTGCCAAAGTAATGTAAAGCATTCCAATCTGTTGAGTATGCTCGCACTTCGAACAGCCAAACCTCTTTGTTATCAATTATTAATTTGTAGTGTTGTAGTGTATAGATATTTTTAGCCATACTATTATTCCTTTCATTGTTGTTATCTTTATTATGATACCATTATAGCATAGCTTAATTAAAAAGTCAATACTTTTTTAATACTTTTTTTATATTATTATAATTTCATATAATTTTTATATATCTTTATAATCTCGTACGACGCCAATAATCGTCCTGTATGCTCGTTTAAAACAAAAGATGATACTTTATACCTTTTTATAATTATTTCAATATGTCGCACAATCATAAAGAATTCGCTACGCTCATTCTTTCTGCCCACCTTACGGTGGAATGCATTTTACGACGCTTGCTAGCTTGTCTTTTTCGGTTTTAGATTTTTTTTTATTTTTTGTAGCAAGGGTGATAGTGATATAAATAAAACGCCACCCAATGGTGGCGGTGGTGTTGCTTAAGTAATACAAAACAAATCAAAACCTTTACACCATAACACTAGTAGCTAGCTTATAAGAATTTCGCAACGATTTTCAATAGTAAAGGTTTAATAGTAAAGGTTCAATGTATCTAGCTACTAGTATAATGATGTAAAGGTTCGGTTTATATTATATTATATTATATTATTCTTCCGCTTCATATATCTTTTTAAAAGCGTTATAGTTTAAAAAGTATTTACAGACAAGTGAAAATTCTGCTAGGTTATCTTTATCGTTCGGGTCTAAATCATCTAGGTAAGCTTGTAAGGCTATATCTTTTAAAGTTTCGTCTTTGATACTGTAATTGACTAATCCATTTTGTATAGCTTTTTCAGCATACCATAGCAATTCACCCGCTGGTATTTTATCGAAAATACCCAAAGAAAATCCTACATTATAAATTCCATTTTCTTGTATAGTTTCTAATTGCTCCTTTAATGCTTTTAAAGTTTTATCATTTATCTTAATCATAATTATTTACCTTTCATTCATTCTTTATTGTAAGGGCGGTTATTTATCCCGCCCCTTATTTTTTTTACCATTCCATATCTCTAATATAATTTGCTAATCCAGCTTCTAATTGAGGGGTTAGTCCAGCTTCTTTATATAAATCTTTAAAATACCTCCGTGCTTTATCTTTAATATTCTTTTTATCTATATCAACAGCTATAATTCTTTCATCGCCAATTTCTTCGGTATTTTTATATAAGTTATCAAAAAATACTCTTCTTATACAATACCCATTGTCGTGGTTAAAAAATACAAATACTTCTTCGGGTTTATAATCTAATAGTTTATCTGTAAAATATTCATATGTTAAGATATTTCGGTCGGTTAATAATTCTTCATTCATATCTATTTATCCTTTCTTTATCATAAGGGGGGGTTTTAAATCAACCCCTTAATCCAATCCGCTACTGCTTGAATTTTATTCTTCAAAATCTCTTTTTTAAGCTCTTTAATTTGTTGCTTAAGTTTAGCATTTGGGTTTTTTTCTTCCGCCATTTTTTTACGGTTAGCTAGTGTTTTTGATGTAGTTTTTTTATTCATTGTGTTTAATCCTTTACTTATCTGTTAATTATATTTATATGGTGGGGGCTTTTTTCGCCCCCTAATTTTTTATTCCCAATCGGCTTGCTCTAAATCAATCAGTTGCTCTATATGGTGGTAAGCATTTTCAACTTCTTCACCCCAATCAGCTGTGAAAACTGTTGAATTTACATCATAATCGCCCCAGCTACCTTGACTATCTGGTGAAAATACTACATAATCTTTTAAAATTGTATTGAAAAATTTTTTTCCTTTTAATTCTTTCGGTATTTGAAAAACTATTTTTTCACTTAATCCATAATCAGCATAATCATAATCACATCGCATTTTTAGTAAATCAATAAATTTTCTAAAATTTTGAATTTCATCTTCACCAGTAAAAATACCATTTAATTTTTTATTATCAAAAGTGTTATAATAAAAGTTAAAGTAATTCATCCTATTTATTCCCTTAATTTATTTGACAATCACAAAAGAAATATTCAATAAATCTTTTTCTTCAATACCTATTTTTTTTAGTTTTTTTGCGTGTTTTTTACACCATCCCTTGTTAGCGATTGGGTTTGGTTTTTCTGTATTTCTAAAAACTACTTTTTTATTCATTTTATACCTTTACCTTTACTTTACTTTAATATTTTTTTACAATCGTTGCTTTTGATTGTAATTCTATTATAGCATACTTTATTTTAAAAATCAATACTTTTTTTATACTTTTTTAATTTTAAGCGTATTTTATAAAGGCGTTTAGCTACTACTATATAAATTTTTAGCCCGCCCGCTTAATGTGAAAAGCTTTACGGTAATGATTTTTTAATATGCTTAATATGTTTTTACAATCTTTATCATTTGATTGTAATTCTATTATAGCATACTTATTTTAAAAAATCAATACTTTTTAAATACTTTTTTAATAAAAATAATAAAAAAGCAAGAAAAAAAGGGGGATTGTGGAAAAAACTGTGGATAACTTTAAGCACAAATAGAATGCTTTAAAGGCATTTTAAAAAATGCGACGGGGCAGAGACCCCAGACCATATATCATATTCTTTCAGCTACGCTGAACGACTTTTTTGGAGTGAATGGGGGGTATTGCCCCTTGGCAGAAATTACAGCTGACATAAAATAAAATTATAGGTAAGTGAGAAAAGCATAAAATAAAATTTACCTTGTAGTAGATTTTCTGGACTGTATAAAACAAATTTATAAAAGGTAGTTGATGTTTCTTGTTTAGGCGTGTATAATATATTTACATCGCCTTGGTCTGTTCATTTGAGCCACCAAGGTTTTTTAATTTACGCAAAAATGTTATAATATATATATGAAGAACCAACTTGCGAAAACTAATATGCCAACTGATGACCAAATCCAGACCTATGCTGAGCTGGTGCTTTCTGGTGATTTACAACCAGAGCAGTGTTTTAAACAAGCCTTTGGGTTTGTTCCCACGGTAGAACAGCTGAGAGAGGTCGAGGCGAACGCCAAGTATCGTGAGCGAATTGATAGCGTGCTACTAATGCTCCAAGCCAGAATGCGAGCCAACTCGATTTCCCTCGCTGACCAAGCTGTGATTGCGGTTGCTAAATCACTTCAGCATACTGAGAAGTTAATTGATAACTTGCTCCAAGACCCCAATATGAAGATTAGTCATTATGTGGCTTTAGTCAATACTCAGATTAAGACTTTCCAAGCTATGAAAGAAGCCTTAGCAAAAGCTGAGCTAGCACTCAACCAGCAGACTGATGATGATAAAGATATGTGGGATGAAATCTTTAACAGCTAATAATTACAATATGAAAGGAACAACAACCAAATGAATGATATGAATATAATCGCAATCACTTGTAATTGTGGCAATGCTAAATATTATCTAGAACGGAAAGTCCAGCTGTTATTGGAAGAATATCAAAAACGTAATTTTCCAGAAGCAACACCACCCAGCTTTTATCGTTTGTATTGGGAACATAAACGGATTTACGAGATACGCCAAAATCAAAAGCTCCAAGAGCTTGCCGATAAATGTAAGGTTCTCGACTATCTACAAAGACCTAACGCTGGTTCTGATAAGGTGTTTATCTTTCCAGAAATTGGTAAACATATTATTATGACCCAAGATATTGAAACAATCCTAACCACAAAGCCAAAAGAGGTAGAATATCTCTTTGAGCAAGCAGAGCCAATCGAATAATCTAATTGAAAGGAATTCTAATTGTATGAAACAAGATTTTACACTTGATAAACTAAAAGAGCTAACAGATAAAGTAATTGAACCTTATCTGGTATCGATTGAGCAAGCACTGGGGTCACCACTTAGCCAAAATCTCACCAGAGAGCAACAAGCTCAAATGGTTGAACAGATGTTCACTCGCTCATTGCGATTGGTCAACTATGCGTTCTTTAAAGAGGTTAATAGCTATGTCGACACACTTGTTCAAGCTGATGTTGAAAAAGAAAAGAAAGAACAAGCTAAAAAAGCACGACAAAAGATTACAACCACTCCAAAGAAAGCTGAAGCTAATAAGAAGATGACACTTAAAGAATTAAGGGAACGCCGTGCTAAACAGTTAAACAATAATGAACAGAAAGATTAAGCATTATGGCTAAGCTGGTTAAGAATACAATTCGGCGACCACCGCTCACCAAGGAAGAAACGCTGAGAGCGTTAAGTGACTTTGGGTATTTCTGTGAAAGGTGTTTGAGTATTTATGATAAGAATGGTAAGATTGTGCCGCTCAGGCTCAATAAGGCTCAGACCATTTTTGCTAATCTGTTATTGAAATACATCTTTGCTCCGAAACCGAAACCAATTACTTTGGTGATTTTGAAAGCACGGCAAATGGGATACACCACCGTGCTTTTAGCCTTGGAGTTGTATATCTTGATTAAGTTTAATAACAAAGAATATGCCTCACTGAATATGAAACACTTTCTCCACTTAGGAAGTATTGTGGAAGAAATCACCAGTGATAAGATGTTGCCAATGATTGAAATGCTCCACCCTACTTTCTTTGGGGATTTTCAGTTTAATAAGAGCGAACGGAAGATTAGGTGTATCGGCTTTAAGGGGCAGAAACGAAATAATACAGTTCGGTATCATACGGCGATGAGTGGTGAGAGTGGTCGAGGTGGAACAGCCCAAGCGATAATTCTCGATGAGGTGGCGTTTTATAAGAATGTGGGGGTTATTGAGAAAGGTGCGGTATCTTCGGTGCCGAACAATGGGCTTTCGATGTTGGTTTATGTCTCTACTGCGAATGGGATTAACGAGTTTTATGACCGTGTGGTCGAGGCACAGAATAATCCAGAAATGGAGTTTTTGTTCCTCCCTTGGTTCTTAATGGAAGAGTATATCAGCAAACCCTCCCCTAACTTCAAAGAAACCTTAACCAAGTATGAACAAGAAATCTTGAAAGAAATGGACAAATGGGAAGTTCCAGAACATCTCCGACTTCCGAAGTTAGCGTGGTATCGCAACCACTTGATTACGAAGAAAGGGAATGACTTATCAGCAATGCGACAAGAGTTTCCAAGCAACTGGCAAGAGCCGTTTGTTTCCAGCGATAGCCCAGTCTTCTCGACATCGTTGTTGCTCGAAGAAATGAAGAAAGAAAAGATTGAACCACTGGGTTATGCAACTTACACCCCAGAGGGGAAGATTGTTAATGGTAGCGAATGGGATATTGCGATTTATAATAAGCCGATACTTGGTAGGAAATATGAAATGGTGATTGACCCAGCGTTTGGTGGGGAAGAGGCGGATAATACTTCAATCCGAGTATTGGACAAAATCACCCTCGAAGACCAAGCTGTATATGTATCCAAAAATGAGCCAGAGGATATTGCGGAGCTCGCTTACGCTTTGGGAAAGTATTATAACACGGCACGGATAAATGTTGAGAACAACCGAGGGGAGCTGTTGATAACCTTGCTCCGTAATCGTGGTTATAGTAATTTCTACTTCGACGCTAAGCGTTATAATCGCAACAATCCATACAAAGCAGTCGGCACGAAGATGACTGTTTCAAGTAAAGCCAAGGGGATTGAACGCTTGAAGAGTCTGATGAATCTGGGCAAGTATATGCCGAAAGATGAAGAAACGCTTCAAGAGTTGCTCCACTTTAATTATGTTGGTAAAGGTGGCAGTCGGAAAGCCCAAGCTTGTGGTAATAAGCCAGATGGCACACCATATCACGATGACCTCGTAATGGGGTTGGTCAACTGGGCTTTGACCTTGCCAGATAATCTGTTCAAAAACATCGAGAAATAGTATGTCTTTCAGACCCCACCGTTGATGGTAATATTCTTTTTAAAATAGTATAATATAAGTAGGACAGTTTTAATGTTCTGTGCACTCAATATTAAAATTAAAAAGGAATACTTAAGTAATGACTTACATAGACCCAAATGCGGAATATGGTTATGTGCTTCAATGGATTGAAGAAAGTAAGCGTGCTTTGCTCCCACGGATTAAGCAAGCAAGCCGTAATCAATCAGCTTATAATCATATTCCTAGTCGAAATACTTATCGAGATTTGGCTCAAAAGTTCGATGTCAAGCAAGCACTCCAAAGGGGTGTTTCACAAGAAACGATTGACAGTATCAAGTGTGCTGGTGAGTTAATCCCAGACGGCAAAAATGATATTGTCTTTAAAACGGTTGAAACTAATGTCAACCAGCTTTCTGGTGGGATTGGACAATTTGAAATGCAAATCTTGGATAAAACCCAAGTGTTGGATACAAATCTGGAACAGATGTTAGCATTGGCTGATGAACAGATTTATTATATGTATGGCTTGGACAAGCTCCGAGATACATCAGTTCGAGAGTTGATGTTGTATGGTGCGACTTACTATTATCCAACCTTTAATAAAGAAACTAAGGATATTGAGGTTGAATTGATTTCACTAAGTAATATCATTCTTGACCCAATCCGTTATCGCCGAACCTCACCACGCTACATTGGCTTTCATAAAATGATTTCGTGGCAAGACCTTGAAAAAGAGGTTGAGTTTAAGCGTGGCTTTATGAAAACAATCAATGACGCTCAATTACAAGCTAAAAATATTCAGGACTTAATGAATAATCCGAATATTAAGAGTAGTATGTTCAATGAGCAAGAAGTTCGCAGTATGAACCAGATTATCAGTAGTTGTTATTTGGACGAGAAATATACTTCGAATGCTTTCACCCCAGACGGTAAAGCCAAACAGAAATATCAAGGTGAAGATGTTGAGCTAAGCTACATCTGGGACTTAACAACTGGTGATAGATTTACAGTTGTAAACCGTAAATTTATTATTGATAAGATTGAAAAAGACCTCGATGTCGCAACCAAGGTGGAAACCGAAACGGCTTATGAAGTGATTGAAAGCAAATTGCTTAAACGAATAAAATCACCAATCATTGAAATTCCATATAAGATTGTGCCAAATTATCCATACCCAATTACACCACTGGATATGTATATGGATGACTTCGATGAGCTGTGTTCGATTATGAGCTTGAAAAAGCACAATGAAAGCATTGCTGGAACAATGACCCCATATGGTTCGGAATACGACTTGGCACTCCTTACCACCAGTGCGAACATTTCTGGTGTCGGTGTTTCTGGAATGGACGGCACGGTTGGTTTCTTGAACAAGCAATATGACCCCTCATTCCTTGATAGCCGTATTCAAGAACGAGAGCAACGCATTAAAGAGGCAATGAACGCTTATTCCCAGATTGATATGGCAATGATGATTGGCGACCGAGCCAGTGCGAAAGAAGTTTCAGCGAACCAAGGAGCAGTGGCTTCTGGACATAATGCTTTAATTCACAACTTGGAAATCGGCTTCTCTGAAATTATCCGAGTGGTTAATCTGTTGTTGGTTAAATACAACAGTGATAAAACGATTAAAGTTCAGATTGACGGAGAGCTCGAAACTGTGCCAGTTGAGAAATTAGCATTAGACGCAATACTAAATGTTCGCTTGAAATCAGAGATTGAACAAGAACGCCAGCAGAAAGCACTAATGGCGAGTCAGCTACTCAACATCGGTGTAAATAACCAATATATCAATCAAGAAGTATTTGTGCCAAAAATGCTTTCAATCGCCTTTGGTAATTTGTTCACACGAGCTGAGATTAAGAGTATGATAACAATGCCAGTCAATCAGCAAGCTTTGGATACAGCACAACTCCAAGCTCAAAATCACGCTAAGGAATTACAGCTTGAACAAGATGTGGTCAGTCAATATCCAAATGAGCGAATTAGCAATATGTTGAACGCTTATATGACCCCAGAAGATGTTGCTCAATTCCAAGCTGAAAATCAGCAAATGGCTGAGAGCGGTCAAAACACGCCAACTACTGAGGATTATTTGAATTATTTGAATGGTGATATGACCCAAGCGGAAGCTCAAAATAATCCATACGATACAACTGGTGGACAAATGGAACAACAAATTCCAGAATATAAACAAGACCCAGCGACCGTTGATAACAGTAATGAAACGAAAATCTTAAAGAATATCGGTGATGAGGCAGTTCCTAATACACAAGGATTAGACCCAGCCAGTGCTGGTTCAATAACGAACGGAGATATGAATGTATAATGATGAAATGTTGAGAGCGTTGCGAGCAGGCAACACTGATAAAGAAATCTTGAATTGGTTAGTAAATGAAGTGGTAAACCACACACAATCTGCTCAAACCGCACTTTCAGCTGGTAAGACCGAGCTTGCGATAAGTAAGCTTGGTCAAATCACCACCAGCGTGAAAAATCTTCAAACAATGGTGCGGGGATTGAATGACGGATTTAAAATGGATAGAAAGGAAGATAAATAATGACTAAGTGTGTTAATGAAGAATGCTTAAGGCAAAAACAATGTGAATGTGTTGAACCACAAAAAACACCAGTCTTTGATGTCAAAAGTGGTAGCGACTTATTAGCAGTCGACCAATCAACTGGCACGACAGCAGTTATCTCAGATACACCAAAATTAGCACGAGCAGTTGAAAAGATTGAAACTTTTGATACTGAAGCGGCTGCTAATGATATTCTAAAGATTAAAAGTGATAACCTCAGCCGAGATGAAATGTTAGCACTTCATCAAGAGGGTGTTCAACGATTATTCCGTGATAAGGTTAGTAAGATAGCTGGTAAAGGACTAAGCTCAAACGACTTTACTAATGAAGATAAAGCAAAGCTTGAAGATATTGAATTTAATGCTCAACGCAACCGTGTGAATAGTGTTAACGGTTTAGAGGGAGATGTTCAAATCACTTTAACTGGTTTAGGCTTTAATGAGAATAATTTTCTCAAACCAAATCAGACTTATAGCAAAGAAGAAATCAATCGCTTAATTGACAATGTTAATACTTCTAAATTTAAAGGCACTTACAACACAGTTCAAGATATTCCAAAGCCTTACGACGGCAGCAGTATGTATCTTGTAGGAACAAGTGAACCTTATGAAATTTATGTGCTAGTTAGTGGACGCTTACAAAAGATTGGTGCGACAAATGCTAACTTATCTGGTTATGTTTTGAAAGCTGATTATGAACGTGAAAAAGATACTTTCGTTCGTAAAGAAAATGGTAAAGGACTTTCAAGCAATGACTTCACAACCTCTTTAAAGAATAAGCTTGAAACACTCCGAATGGGAACTGACGGTGCGAATGGTAAATCAGCTTATGAAGTGGCTCGTGAAAGTGGCTTTACTGGCACAAAAGAAGAATGGCTTGAAAGCCTTAAAGGACAAAAAGGTGATAAGGGTGAAAACGGAGCTAACGGACACGACGGAGTGCAAGGTATCCAAGGTGTTGGTATCAAGAATATCGAACTCGCAAATAACTATGGATTAAGGATAACTCTAACTAATAATCAAGTTTTTGAAACGGCTTCGGTGAGAGGTGAACGAGGTGAGCGTGGTGAAAGAGGTGATAATGCTTCTGCTCCTACTTATAATGATACAGAGCTAAGAAATAAGATTACGGCTTTGGAAAGCGGTAAAGCAGACAAGACAGCTATCCCGACTCTACCAGCTGGTATTTTAACTGAGAGTAATTTAAACTCGAAAGCTCGAACATTATCTGGATTAGAAGTTACCCCGGGAAATGGTTCTGGTTCAGCTAGCCTATATCTCACTCACCCACAAGGTAAAAAGTATGAGTTCTTTTCAGACGCAGTTGGAGCCTTTGGTGTTTGGAATAAAACCGATAATCAGAATGCTTTCCGTATTGATAGCAACAATACAACCTTTTACAAGAACTTGAATGTTAATAATCTACGAGTAGCTAATGTCCCAGACCCTACTCAACCACAAGACGCAACTAATAAACGCTGGGTGGAAAGTCAAATCAATAGCGTGCGACCAAATGTCAATAAAGATTATGTCGATAATAAGTATCAAGGTTTAGTGGCTTCAGTTGACGCTAATACTAATGGTGTTCGAGATTTGAAAACGAAAGTTGACGCAAATACTAAAAAATTAGCAAATTTCAACTCAGACACGATTGCTTATTCGTTCGGTGTTGGTTGGGGTCAAAATATAAATGTGTTCAAAATTGGTCAAGTTGTATATTGGCATACAGTTTATGTCGGCAATCGTGGAACTGGCTCGATGAGCGGAATAATTCCAGAAAAATATCGCCCAGCATATGAAACATCACTCTCTATTACACTAATCAATAATTACGCAAATGTTGGTAATGGCGTGTTTAAGTTCTTCCCAAATGGTGATGTCCAATACGCTGGAACAACTGGATATAATGAATATCACGGCTCTGGAGCATATATCTCTAATAGTTTATAAATAAAAAGAAAGGAAAAATAAAATGGCAATATCAAAAATGATTTATGATGACCGAAGTGTCCCAATGTCTTGGCACGAGGTCGAAAGCTTCCAAATTGTTTTCGGACAAGAGGACGGACAAGCAAGAGGAACCGCTGCGGTGGCGAGCTATTCAAGCTCACTTCCACGACAGAAAGAGCTAAAAGCTAAGGCAGAGGGCAGTGGTTCAGCGGATTTTAGTATCAAGCGTATCTCTGTTCCAGTAGCTCTAACTGGTGAAATGACACTTGCTAATGTTGAACGAGCTTTACTCCAAACTGAGTATTTTCAAGGCGGAGAACGGCAAGTTTATAGTCCAGAAGCTGGTCGAGGAATTAAAGCAGAATAAAAAAACAAAAGCACCTTGAAATATAGGTGCTTTTTTATGATATAATAGTAGTAGGCAACTCAGTATAGAAAAGAGGTGATTAAAATGATTTATATTGAGCCACCAGCACATTTAAACTCTTGTCCAGCTCGTAAAGTTTTACTTGAAAGGTCAATGCTAGTCGAAAAACATAAATTTGGAATTAGAAATTTCATTTTACAGAAAAATCAAAGATTTTTAGTCCGTGGCGTTAAAGCCGATGATAATGATGTTTGGTATGTTGCTAACAAGGACGCAATTAGGTTTGCTCAAATTGAAGTTTTCAAAGAACGTTGGAAAAAATGGGAACTACGAATTTGGACTTTTGATTAAAAGAGATGTTATATCTCTTTTTTTATTTATATGATATAATTGTAAAGGGGAAGTTTTTACTATCTTCGCAGTTTATTTTAAGACTTTTTATTGCTTTTCGCACTAACGAAAATTTTCATTTCATTTGGTTTTGAGTTAAACGCTCCTTTAATGTTAATTCGTTTTTCTTCCCCCTAGTGTTTGCAACGGTGGTCGAGTGGCTTAGACAAAGGTCTGCAAAACCTTTTACAGTGGTTCAATTCCACTCCGTTGCTCCAAACAATTTCGGTTAAGGGTAAACCCTCTAAAAGTTGTTAGTTTATTCATATTTCTGAAAAAAATAGTCTTGAAATATAGACTGTTTTTTTTATATGAAGTATAATAGAAGTAGAAAGGAATTTAATATTAAATAATAAAATAAACACAAAAATGGAACATATAACAATAGGTGAAATTAGTGGAATTGTGGCACTACTAGTGGGACTGATTGGCGGAATTGGCTCACTAATCAAACACTTTAAAAATGGTCTGAAAGAAATGCTCAAAGGGGAATTTCAAGGAGTAAATGAACAAATAGCTGAAGTCAAAAAAGATGTCGATGAAATCCGTGAGATTGGAAAAAATAATTCCAGAAATGGTAAACGCAATGAAATCTTACTAATGATAAATACTCAACCAGAAAAGATTGACGAAATTGAACGGTCGTTTGAAGATTATAAAGCGTTAGGAGGTAATGGATACATAGATAATTTGATTGAGGCTTGGCGAGAAGAATACGAAAATAAAGTTATCAAAGATAGATTAAAGAAAGAAAGGAAGAAAAATGGATAAAGCGATTGAATGGTTTGCACAACGACAGGGTAAAGTTAGCTACTCGATGATAAATAGGAATGGTCCAAGTTCCTTTGATTGCAGTTCATCGGTATATTATTCTCTAATTTACGCTGGAATTTTGCCACAAGGTTTCCGTATTGGAAATACTGAAACGCTATTTGTAGATTTACCAAAATTTGGTTTCCAACGGATTGAGGCGGACAGCAATGGTTATATTCCAACACAAAGGGGTGATATATTCCTCTGGGGTAAACAAGGACAAACAGCAGGTGCTAATGGACACGTGGGCATTTATATCGACAGCGACAATATCATCCACTGTTCATACGGTTATAATGGTATTCATATTGATAACCACGACTGGTTAGCTGGTATCAATAATGTTCAATATCTAACAATCTTTAGATATACTGGTAAAGCACAACCAGCACCAGCACCAGCACCAGAAGCAATTGATGATGTAATCAATGTTGGCTCACACTTCAAGTTTAATCAAACATTCACAGTTGTTGAAACACATATCAATGACGGTCGAAAAGAGGTTCGCATAAATGAGTTATGCCCAGTTGGCTTCACTTGGGAAGAGAATGGTGTGCCAGCTGATTGGCTCGTAAAAGTTGACAATGAGGGGTATCGAATTGGTGGCGAAATTAACACTGGCGATAGCGTGAAAATCGAGGGAGCGTTTGTCGCTCAAGAAGTTGTTCAGAATGCTAATCTCTGGTTCGCAAAAGTTAACCGTGGTGGTGTAGATGTTTGGGTAGAACTAACACCTACAACTGAAATTCCAGCAGGTGATTTTGGCACAAGAGTTGAAAACCGACCAGCACCAGCACCAGCACCACAATCAGTGCCAGCACCAGCACCACAAGCAGTGCCAGCACCAGCACCAGTTGAAGAACCTAAACCAGAAATAAAGGAAGAACCTAAACCAGAAATAAAGGAAGAACCTAAACCAGAAATAAAGGAGAATAAAGTGGAAGAAAAAACTCAAGCACTACCAAAAATCAATGAACGACCATTTACAAAGGAGGAATTGAAAGTGTTAGAAGACAGCAAAAAAGAAGCTTTCGAGGCTATCGAAAATCTAAATGAAGATGAACAGTTCAACGAACTCAAAGAGCTAATTCCAAAACCAGTTCGATTAGGAATATACATCTTTGGCGATTTGCTACTTATCGGTTCAGCTGTGATTGCCTCATACGGTATCGGCTTTACTCAAGCTGGTATGACTGGCGGTATCGTTGGAGCATTGTCAGCTGGTGGAGCAGGTATCATTGCTATGGCAAAGCTCACTAAGAAAAAATAACATTTTTCGCGTTATAAAATACCCTTGAATAAAAAGGGTATTTTTTATTGTTTTATTGTATATTTATTTTATAGCATGTAGTATAATATAAATAGAGAGATAGATATCTCTCAGAACAAAAAAGATTAAACCTTTACAAAAGGAGAGTAAAATAAATGGATACAACTAATATTGTTCCAGATACAAACGGAGTTGAACCAAGTGTAGTTCCAAATGCACAAGGCACAGCACCAGAAGTATCGACTGGCACGGAAAACCAGTTAAGCGACCAAGAGTTAGCGAAACTCCAGCAAGAGAACGCAGAGCTTGACAAGTATATCAATTCAAAAGGTGGAGCTGACAAAGTTTCAGACTTCATTTCAAAGATTGAAGAAAAGCGAAAATTGGTGGCTGAACACAAACAAGCAACTAAAGAAAATTCTTCATTCGTTTGGCAAGATAGAATTGAGAAAACAGACCAAGCTATTCAACAAGCGAACCCAGAGCAATTTGCTCAAACTACATCACAGCAAACATCTGCTCCAGCATACCCACAAAGTATGGCTGATGAAATCAATCGAAACATTTTACGAGATGTAGCTGGCTCAAACTCATTTATTAAAAATGATATTGAGAACGGTGATATTTTAAAGCAAGCTGTAAATATGGGAATTACGATTGTTGAAAATGGGATTATTAACCGTGAGCGACTTTCACAATTTGCTCAAATGGTAAATTCACAAGCACAATTGAAAAATGGTGGAATGCCAACAAGCAACCCACAACCAACCGCCCCAGCACCGCAATATGACCGAGTGCCTGAGGGTCAAATGACTATGGCTAATGCTATGGAAGTTGTGCGAATTACTAACAGTAATCCTAACAGTCCACACCCAGATTACGCACGAGCTAAGCAAGTGCTTATGACTGGACGAGTTTCTTAGAATTTTACTCCTTTGTGGTTAGTATCTTTTTGGATAAAGCTATATTCAAAAATAATATAAAACTAAAAAGGAAATAAAATGGCTGTTAATAAATATAATTACACAAACGATATGAAGTCGAAAGTGATTGATATGGATACAATTCAACCACTTATCCGAGCTATCTACCAAGACCGTATTTTGGAAGACCCAACTCTTGATGAGAACTTCCTAGATACAACATTCTTTGATAACTCTGCTATCGACTTCGGAACATTCGACAAGAACATTGCTCTTGGACAAGTTTTGACTTTCTACAAACGACGAGATGTTAAACCACTTGACAATGTTGCAGTTGACAATCTTACTTACAAAACTGGTATCACTTGTGGTGGACAACTAGAATTAGCTTGTTCAATCCCTTGTGGCGGTGAAGCTCCAACATTTGAACCAGACGAGTTCCGCCTAAGCAAACGATATGCTGCTATGGCTCAACACTGTCTAGTGACTGAACGATTTATGACTGAAGTTGATTTTATGGAACAATTCCGAAAATCAGTTGAAGACCAAAAATTCGTTTACGCACTTGATGTTTGGAACAAACTTGTTGGCGACGGTATCGCTACAAAACAAGCAACAGTTGACCCACGATTGGTAAATGCTAAAGCTCCATTCGCTGGAAAATTGGCAAAACACTTCTGGGATTTGTCAACAATTGCTGCCGACCAACAGATTGCTGCTGTTAACGCTGCTTACCGATATATGACTTCGAACTTCAAAGGTTCATTTGAAGTATTCGGAACAACTGAATTGGCACAGAACATTGATATGGCAATTGCTCAATCTGGTTTCTTCAATTCAACTGGTAATGTATTAAGCGGTATCACACTTGGTTCAGTTTACCACGGTATGATTACACCAAAAGTGCTTCCAGCACAATTGTCTGGTGTTAAACTAAACATCATCCCTAGCGGACAAAACTTCTACAAAGAGGGCAAAAACTTCCACCCACTATATTCAGAAGATGACCAATCAATGTATGTAGTAATTGCTTCACGAGACGCATTTGCTCACCACACAATTGATGGTGGTATCTACAAGACTGGTGGAAACGACTGTGCCAATATGGTAGAGAAAATTACACAACTATGGTATGCTGGTATGAAAACAGTATTTCCAGAGAAAGTTCTTGTTATTAAATTAGCTGTTCCAGCATTTAGCTTAGATAGCTTTAACTTCTGCTGTGGCGAAAAAGCTGCTGCACCAGTAGCTGGTTAATAACTTTACAATAGCTTAACTTCTCTGATTGAGGGGTTAAGCTATTTTTATAGAAAAACTAAAATAAAATAAGAGGTAAAAATAATGCGACCTATTTCAGAAGACGGTATCAATCGTATTTATGAATACACAGGCAACCGTGTATTGGAAGATTGCCCAGTAGAATGCCCAGCTCAACCAGCTGATGTTTATATTCCAGTTTCAAAAGCAGACTGTGAAAAAACACAACCAGTTGTAATTCCACACGTAAGTGTTAAAACATTGAGTGAAGCACGAGCATTTCCTAACCACTATGTATTTGTTGAAGAAACTCAACAATGGGTTCATATTGACAGTTATGGAAATACGGCAACGCTTTCAAGTGGAAACCTATTCAAAAATAATTTTGACCCAAGCAAATATGAAGCCGTATACAAGAGCTTGGTAGTATATGACTTCGCAAAACAAAAGGGTTATGTATTTAATCCAGCTGGTCAATACGCAACCTTTGGTCTATTAGTTCAAAGTGAATTGGGGGCTTAATTATGGGAATAAATCCAAATTGTATGAAATGCCGACCACGAGCATATAAAGTAGAAGAGTGTGAGTGTAAAAAACCTTGCAACTGCAACAAGCCTTGCGAATGTAAAAAAGCTTGTAGCTGTGTAAAAGAAAACAATGGTGTTCAAGCTCACGGTTATTGTCCAACTTATCAAATGGCTAGCGTTCCAGTATTAACTGCTGAAACAATCGTTGACTTTGACCCAGATAATACTTGTGTCAAATATGTTAACACACTAGTTGTTGACCCTAAGAATGGGCGAACATTCTTCTTTGATGTGTTCGGTATTATGACCGAAATTAAAACAGACAAACAAGCAAAAGACTTAATCAAAAAGCTAAAAGAAGAAAAACAAAACGCAATCAAAAATCACAACCCAGAAAATGATTACAAAGAGGGTGATATTGTCGTTCACGACGGTAAATTATATCAAGCTCTTCAAGACATCAAGGGTGAATTTAATACTGCTAACTGGCGTGTATTAGACGGAACAACTGGTGCTTTGCCACAGTTTGAAACGATAACTGAGCCAAAGACAACCTTTGCTCCAAACAAGATTTTGATTACACCAACTGGTGATGTTTCATTCTCAACGCTTGACGGTGAAGTTAAACCAATCAAACAAAAAGAAGAAATTGCTAAAACTAAAACAGATATTGAAACAAATCGCTTTAAGGAATTGGTATCGTTCAATGGTGCTGCTAACGGTAAGAATACTTTTGAAAGTATTATCTCGCTCGAAAGTGAGGGGGCTACATCAACTGTTTATGCTAAAATTTCATTGACAGTTTCAGCTAACGACTTTGCTATCGATAATAACAGTCAGCTTGTTGAATTGGCTGGAACAGTTCCAGCAGATTTCCAGTTCTTTATCTACCGAGAGGGAACTAAAATCTCACTTGTGGTATCTTCACGCAACCAGCACGAAGTAAAGTCGAATATCACAAATATCCATACAGACTTAAGTGTTCTTAAACCAAAGAAAGAGGCTCAAACTCTTGAAACTGGAATTAAGAAACCAGTCGCTTTAACAATTGAATAATGGAGAAATTAAATGGCAAATTGTAGTGAATGCTCAAACAATAATAACGCATTGAATTATAACCGAGGCTGTAATTGTGGCTGTAGCGAAAGCACAGCTAAACCAGCTCGAGGTTATCTTGCGAACTGTGATTGTAATTTTACAATCGCTGAACTTCAAAACAAAAAAGGAAGCTACATCTTTAATATCGACGGCTGTTCAGCTAAACTTGATATTAAAGACGGTGTTAAACAATGGGAAACATTGACTAACCTTACATCAGATGGTCAAGGAAATGTGACATATGTAAATGAACACGGTGAAACCCAAAAGGTTCATATCAAACAACTTCTTCCATATGGTCGCCTTGAAGACCTTGGAAATGTTGGCAACACAAGTGGTGCTGATACCCAAGAGCTTAAAGAGGGTTGTGCTTTCTTGTTCAAACAAAAAGGTGAAGATTTCTGGAAAGGTTGGAAGACACAGGAACAAATTCTTCAACCAAATGAAACTGCTAAAGGTGTAATGGTCTTTACCGAAAACGGTTGTCCACGATACCTACCAGCTCCAGAAAATGGACTAGCAACATTGACCGCACGAGACGGTGTTGTGAAATGGGATACTATCGAACTTCCAGCTGGTGCTAATAAAGACAAATTCCACCCAGCTTGGGGTAATATCAACGAAACTCACGCTAAACAAGAAAACGGCAAATGGGTTCCAGACCGACAAAACGGTATCTTTACACACAATCCACAAGTTGATGAATGTAATGACATTATCGTGGCGTAGGAGGTTTAATTTATGGCAAGAATTGAAGCTTATTCACGAACAGCCTTAAATGACGACATCTCTATGCGAACTGAAGTCAACGGAGAGTATACAACACTCTTCGTTGATAACGGTTTTTATACGATAATGGACGGCAACAAAATTAAGGTTGGCGACGGTCATTTCAACCTCCGTGTCAAAGTTCATACTGAAGTTCAAGCTGATAACTCAATCAAATATGTAATCTCTGACCCAGTATGGAGCAACTACCAATATAACGCAGTTGGAAACTATGACACACCTTTCGTTCTTCACATCTGGTCAATTGATACTAACGGTGGATTGACAAAGGTATGGGACATCAGCTTTGGTGCGAGAACTTCATTTACTCGTAGTGTGGCACAAGGACATACTTTCTATAAAGAGGGTGTGATTGCTCCGAACGGCGACTTGAATGCTCAAATTGGCTTTGAGTTGCTCCGATACTACAACGACGGTAAAATTCTCGACGACGATATTTATGGTGGTATCAAGATTGTTAACGACCTACCACCAAGTGTGCGACCAAAAGCAGTTTATGATTGTGGTTCTAAAACTTTTAAAACTACAAACCGAGATGACGGCACAATCCGTATCTACAACTGTGTAGGTGGAAACTTCGATAAAGAAATCCGCACAATCAACCAAGGAAAAGCCCCAGTAAATATGGGGGCAGGAACATTCAGTTGTGGAACAGATGAATATAAAAACCAATACCAAGTAGGAGAAAGATAATGTATCCAGCAGAAATTCCAGAATATAACGGTTCGTTGAGTGCTAATAACGCTTATCTACTCGTTCTTGAACCAGAATATGATAGCACAGGTTGTGAAAGTTGGACTACTCGTAAGCTCTCAATGAGCGATATGACAATGGCTGACAAAAACAATGTTGCGACATTAGATAAAGTTGGAACAAACTTTGCCGTTCCTACTGGTGGTGTAGTTGGTGCTTATGTTAATCATAACGGAGTGCCAGAACTCGCCAGCAAAGATGGACACGAGGCACAATTCCTAATCATTGGAACAAACTTCATCGATAACCAAAGTTATATGATTGCGACAGCAGGGGTCGTTCGACTTCCAGATGACCGCCACGAGTATCTCGTTGGGCGAACATATTACCTCGGTTCAAACGGTGTTCCAACAACCGAACAAACAAAACAAAAACTATTTAGCGTATTAGATAAGCAACGCATAATTGTATATTAAACAAAAGGAATAAACGGTAAAATATGAATTGTAAAAACAGAATTGGTGAGGCGACTGAAACGACTACGGTTGAAAGTTCGCTAATGCAATTTTCACCAAAAGAGATAATTGTTCAAAAGGTCGAATATTTCAATATACCAGTTCTGTTTCCGTTTATCGACGGAAATGGAATTTTATGTTATAAGCCTATCTTTCTTAAACCACGCAAGCGAGCAATCGACAAGTGGTATAAGATTTACATTAAAAAGATTTTACAACCAATCTTCTTCGACACATCTGGTGTAGTAAAGAAAGAAAGTGTTGGGCTATACTATAACGAACGCAGAAATCAGTATAGGCTTATGACGACGAAATTCTATGAATACATTTTTGGCAAGAATTTCCGATTAGACGGTGTGGGGAATGTTCGCAACGAACGACACATAGTTGGCAAGAATTATAAGAAAGCGAAAAGGAGTGTATATGGCACAAATAACTGTTAGAGAATTTATTGATGAAGTGCGAGATGACATCGGTGATGACACGCACACTTATCCTACAAAATTGATTATTAGTTGGCTTAATACAGCACTTCGAGAACTCGCTAACCAGCTAAATCATTTCTCACCCTTTAATTTGGAAGATAGTATTGAACTTGCTGATTTCACCGAAAGCGGACAGCGAGCGACCCAGTGGCGACTAGATGATGATAGTGTTGGTGATATTCTTCGCCTCCGAGAAATCTACCTAACTTCTGATGAAACTTGTGAAGAATGTTCATTGCCTTTGACATATCTAAACAATCAGTTCTTTAAAGCGATTGTTCATAAACCTTGCTCACCTTGTGAGGATTGTGTTTGTATGTGTGATAACGCTTTCACGATTACGAAAAATCTCAAAGGAACATTTCTAAAAACTCAGAAACCACTGCCCTCTGGCACAATCGCTCATATCACTTATGAGTTCATTCCAAAACGCTACAAGTTGGAAAACATCGATGAAGTGCTACCAGTTAATCTGATTTTAATGAACTTGCTACTCAAACTTGTCCGAGTAAATTATCACCGCTACAATGTCGATGATACACGAGCCGTAGCAGAATACGAAAATATCGATAAAGAAATCTACGAGCTTAAAAACAACTTGGCACAAGACCATAGCGACTTCACAATTAAAAGGAGCTGGTAATGGCACGAAAAGGTTCAAACACAAAAGAACGCTGGTATCGAAATTATCCACATATCTATGCTCGCACCAACTCGTGGCAGTCAAGGCGTGGTCGCCGTGTTAAAGAAACTTCCCAGTTTGTGGAATTTCGTGGATTAAGCACAGTTGCTTCAGACTTTCAATCGGCACGCACTACTAGCCCATATATGGCTAACTGGCGATTTGCTAATGAAAAGTATAATGAACAAGGTGCGAGCCTTGTTTCACGAGCTGGCACAAAGTTCCTTAACGATTATGGAACAGTCTTTACTGATATTAAACCAGAACAAGTTGAGGGTGATTTATCACTCGATATCAATACCCAAGTTCGCTTTAAAGCTCATTCAGATAAACTAATCATTGGTGGAAGTGTGCGACTTCGTAATCGTAATAGTGCCACTGGAACACTGCTCATTCATTATTATCAAGGTGAAGAAATCAAACCTAAAAGCACCGCTTTCATTGACCTAGCAAAGGTTGGCTATGAATACGCTAATTATTCCTACCGTTTAATTGGTGGAGTGAAAGGTGATTATCGAGTTCGCTTTGAAGTGATTGATGAATTTGATGAAGAATATTATGTCCCCGTATCTCGCCCAATTGAAATTGGAGCAAAAGGATTTGCTGGTGAAAAAGCAATCACGGTAATTCCACGGCTCAATGAGGCACTCAAGGAAAGCAAACTCAACTGGCAAAATACTTCGCTAATTCCAGTAGTTGGCACAATGACTAATGATTGGAAATTCTTTGGTGATTTGATTGAAGTGATTGTTAAAGATGTTCCATATCTAATCTTTGTAGCCGATAACGGAGCAACTAAAAAGATTGGTCGCTTTAATCTTAAAAACAATGATATTGACCTCCTTGACGGTGGAGTTATTCCACAAGAGGCGAAAGTCTTTTCTGGTGTATTAGCTGACGGAAGAATTTTATATGTTGACGGCGTATCAAGACTAAAATATATCAATGTGCGAGATTGGACAATTCATACCGCTAATCCAGAAGTTGATGAAAACTTGAAAGCCCCAGAGGGTGCTAAATATATTGAGTTAATCAATAACCGTATCTATCTGGCAAACTTCCCAGATAGTCCGAACCTTGTTTGTGTATCAATGATTAACCGAACTGGTGCGAAATATATGGATTTCCACGATAGGTTTTATTCACCGAATATCGCAACCTACGATAGCCGAACGACACCAATCACTGGTATCATTAAATACACCGAGAACTCTGTAGCAATCTGGCGTGAAGACGGTATGAGTATTTTTACCTCACCATTAGGTTTTGAATTTAGTGGCACAAAGAGCGGAAACTCTTCAAACCAACAAGATACATTTAGCAATGCGATTGGTGTGGCTAAACGAACCGATATGGTAATGTATAACGGTAGCGTATACTTCTTTAACAAGTCTGAGGGATTTAGGCGATTTTCTGGTGCGGACGCAACTGCTAACTCGAACCTAATTGATAATTTGATTAGAGACATTCCAGAAAAATCACATCGTTATATCTATGCTCATAACCAAAGAATACATCTTCAAGTTAATGATTATCAGTTGATATTTGATATTTCTGGCACACATACGACATCACCTTGGATTATGGATACCCAACGCTATATCTATCGTGTCTATACCGAACAGAAATCAGATAGATTATGGGCTTCGCATAGTCAATACCTTTGTTTTATGGAACTCAATGAGGGTTCAGCAACTGGCGACTTTGATTGTGTAATTCCTTGTGAATATCAGACACAATATGTTCACTCCCCAGATACAACTGGTTTAATGATTGTTCATAAAATTATGGCTCACTTCTCAAAGATGAGTTCCACTACTTGGCGAGTTGGTTTTGACCAAAACCATAATGACAATCCAAGCGTTTGGACTAAAACAATCTTTAAACAAAAAGATAATCCAGATAATGATACTGACTTGTTCTACAATGAGAATAATAGTGGTTCAACAATGGTGAATATTGGATTACACGCAAGGTGTTATGTTGGACAATTAAGGATTAAAGGGTATGCTTATAAAGATCATATTGGTTTGAACGGGCTAGCAATGGAAACCCAGAATGTGGAGGCTGACTAATGTTTAATCAAAACGCTTTCGGCTCAACTAAACAACAGACTATTTACCGAATGAATAGTCTGTTTAGTAATGTCGAACAAGAGAAATATAGCAAATCGTTTTTATCAACTGACGGCACTAAAGCGATTGTAATTGGCTTACAACCAGACGGTCAACAGTTTGGAATGGGAATGTATGAGCTGGACGGCGATTTGTATAAGTTAGTGTCCAGCACGGTTGACGGTGTAGTCGCTCCACCAGTTAACCCATTTAAGGGGGACGACTACATTAAAATTGATAATGAAAAAGGTAAAATCGTGCTACAAGATACAGTGCGAATTGAAGCCTTAAAGAGTTGCTACCCAGTTGGCTCGGTCTATATGAACGAGAATGATAGCCGTAGCCCAGCAATACTAATGAACTGGAATGATAGTACTTGGGAGAAAATTGAGAATGCTCAAATCGTTTCTAAAGCTGATACAGACCCCACTTATCAAACTGTTTTTATGTGGAAACGGCTAAGCTAAAATGTTATAATATAAATAGGAAAATAAAAAGATGAATGACAGCATACGAGATTTAATTAACAATGTTGAGAAAGAGCAAGGGATTGCTCGTGATAATCAAATCAATCAGCTCAACCAACAACGCAATATTGCTCATGACCAAATGGCAGTCGCAGCAAACGCAGGTGGTTTATTGTTTTCAAACCTACCAAGCACTGGGCAAATAAAATATGACGCTCAGACTTATATGCCAAATGTCGCTAAGGCTAACCAAACATATCTAACGACTATGGACAAGATTATTGGTAAAGGACAGCAATATAAACAAACCTTTGATAAACTTAATGAAGCTATTATGGAAGCTAATAGCGACTTGAAGAGGTAGGTAATATGGAAGAAAAAATATTAGGAAGTCAAGAAATCAACGCAACACCAGCACCAGCTACTGGAGCCACACCAGCACCAGCTGAAACACCGAAGATTGGTGGTATTCAAACTACACCAATGCCAACAGCTGGGGTAGATATGAACTTTTACGCTAATAGTAATCCAGCTAATAGGATTTTTGCTGGACAATCAACGGGAGCTGAAGCGGCTGACCCTTGGAATAAAGCTAGTGATACAATTTCACAAATCTCCAACAACAGTTTAAACGATATTCAGAAAAATCATATCGATACAATTGGAACAGAACGAGGTGGACAGCAAAGCACTAATGTAGCTGGAATAGGGGATACTTATATGACTGGTCGATATTCTTCACCAGCTGTAGCTAACCTTGTATCAGCATTTCGAACCACTGCTGCTCAAAATGCTTTAAGTTCAGAGCTAGAAAATGAAAAGCAACGGTTAACCAAAGAAGCTCAAAAAGCTTATAAGGAACGACAGAAACGAGATAGAGCCAGAGCTGAAGCTGCCGCTCGTCAAGCTGCTGCTGCTCAACAAGCTGCTGCTCAACAAGAAATGGCTCGTAAAATGGGTGGTATGGGTAATGTTCAAGGTGAAGCAACGACGGCGGCTGGACAAGGTATGGGGTATCTAAACGTAGACGGTAGTGGCAGCGATGTCGCCACGCTATTATATAAAGGCTGGGTAAGGTTAAACCCACAAACTGGTAAATATGAAAATGTTGCTCCATTTAAACCTAGCGATGGCAAAGATTATGCTAGTATCTTAAACCAAAGACTAGGTATAGGTGCTGATGTTAAAAATAGACCAGCTGGAACAGCTTTCATAAACGATTATGCAGCCGCTAATACAACTGGTAAAAAACTCGGCGATTGGGTAAAAATGCCGTAGATTTATTATTTTAATATCATTTTAAAAAGGAAAAAGGAGTAATAAAAAAATGGCATTTGTAGGTTTAGACGGTAAGTTAATCCTAACTAATAATGAGACACCAGAAGAGGCAAATAAAGCTGCTGGTGAATGGAATAAAAATAATGGCACGAACTTCGGTTGGGTAAAACCAGCTGAGGGCGAAACAAATTTAACTAGCACAGGTGCGAAAGTTCGAGACGCTGATGTTGTTCAAAACGCAGATGGCTCGTTTGGAATTGGTAAAGAATATAACAAAGGTTATGTGGCACTTGGTCGAGACCCAGAGTTAGCTAAAACTGAGGGTCCACGATTTGATGTTGATAAGGACGGTAAAATCAATGTCTTTGGAACAGATAACTTTATTAAAAGTGATAGCTTTAAACAGTTTAAAAATTATATCGACAATAATGTCGCTGGTAAAGTTGACTTTGCTCCACAGAACGTTGATAAGTTGCGAGAGATGTTCAATGCCACAACAAAGAGTTATGAGCAAGAGGCTCAGCAAAACTTAGCAATCCAAAAAGAAGTTGACCGTTTGAATAAAGCTAATAATTTAGACTTGAATGTTGATAAATATAAAGATAGCTTGAACTTTGCTAATAAGCTTAAAGATGAAAATGTTAAAGATGATGATGAGATTGAGCTTGGAAATATCAAGCGAAAGAAATCAGAATGGAAAAATATCTTTAAGAAAGAGAACGTTGGAAACGATGACGAATGGCTACGCATTCAAAGGGAATTTGGCGACGGTCGTTTTAATGGAGCAATCACTACAAATAAATTAGCTAACTTCCGTGGTGGCTCGACTACGGCTGAAGATAAGCCAACTGGTGAAGCTTTACAGCAAATGCAAAATATCAATAAAGCTTTATTAGCTCTTCCACAAGATATTCAAAATAAATTCACCTATCGTGGCAAAGCTGATGACGGCACAGTTTTAATTACTGGTTTTCAAGACGGTATCCAAAATGATGAAAAACAAAAGATACTTGATATGATAAACGAGAAGATTAAAGCTAATGGTGGCGGAAGCGATGACCTTGTAAGGTTTAACGATAAACAATCTCGTGGTGAGAACCTTGCTTATCTTTCAGCAGCAAAGAATGGATTAGCTGAAAATGGTATCTGGAATGAGGGTGGTTTCTTCACATATCTTAACAGTGCCGAAAGAAACTTTGCTGACGGACTAACTAAAATGGGTATTACCGCTCAAGCAACGACTGGTCTATTTAGTCCAAAATGGATGCCGAAAGAAGTTAAACAGTATAATGTTTTCTCAGCTTTAGAGAATGTGGATAACAATGGTTATCAAGGTTTTAAAGATTTTAATGATAACTTCCACGCTGGAAAGATTGACCTTTATAATACATTGAATGGTTTGAGCGGTTTTGCTGGTGGTATCGCTGGTGCGACTGGTGATATGATAGCTCTAAAAGGTATTGGAACAGGGCTTCAAGCTGGTGGAAAAGCATTACAAGGTGCTAAAGTGGCGGCTAATGTCAGCAAGATTATGAATGTCGCTGATAAACTAGAAAAGACTGGAGCTAGTGCAAAACTAGTCAATGGTGTCGCAAACCTTGGTGTTAAAGCACTTGGAGCAACAAAAACTGTTGGTAAAGGATTAGAATTTACTGGTAATGTTTTATCTGGAACAAATAAGATTAAAGATATTGGCACATTTAGTGAACGAGCTGGTAAAGCTATTGACGCGACTAAAAGTGCAGTCGGTGCAGAAAATGTTGCCAAGGCGGCAAGCGTTGCTGGTAAAGCAAAAGAATTTGGCAAAACTCCTTTGGGACAACTTGCTAAAATACCACTTCATATTGCTGAAGATATGGCAACGGAAATTCCACGAGCAAATATTATCAATAAATTACACGAGGTTCAAACTGGTAAAAAAGATGACGACTACTCATACTTTGCTAGCGATGTTAATAAATATGCTAAGCAAATGGAGGACGCAGTCACTTTCAGCAATAAAAACCTTGCTGAAAATATTATCGGTTTAGGAAACCTTATGCCAGTTCTCCGTGGACTAGGCAAAGCTGCTAAAGCAACTAAAGGTTGGGAAAAAGCAAGCGATATGACACGCCAAGCCTACAACAAGGTTAAGCTGGGTATTGATGAAACTAAGTGGAAAGAAAAGTTTGATGTTAAAGCTCGTGGCACAGCTGTTCGAAATGCCGATTTAGCTATGACCAAGGTTCTATCTGAGGGATTGAAAGAGGGTGATGAACTTCATACTATGGCTCAAAAAGCTCAACTAGATAGTAATGACCTCCGTGGTGCAGCAACTAGCGACCTCGAGCAAGCTTTCAAAAAGAACAATGTAGTTAACCCACTTGAGAACTTTGATAGCCTAGCAAAGAAAGCTGGATATGATATTTTAACTGGTAAAGATATGGAAATCAAAGACCTTAATGGTAAGAAGATTGGGGTTAAACTTCTTGATAATAATGCTATTGAAGAGCTTGGTAAAATCTCTGAATACAAACAGTTGAAAGGTCAGATTGAAAATAAAGCTAAGAATGGTGAAAAAGTTTCAACTTCTGAAATGAATAAATTCCACGACCTCCAAGACAGTGTTAACTCAATCAAGAATTATGAAGCTAAAGCTGAACTTGTTGATACATTCCACGAAGCTTTCCGTGGTGCTACTAAAGCGTTTGAAGATTTAGGTATCCGACCAAAAGGTTTCTTGGACACAATTGACGCCAATGGAAACTTTAAAGGCTATATGTCTAAAGGCTACATTGACTTAGATACTGGTAAATACATTGATAATAATAAGACTTCATTAAGCACTGGTAAGATGAACCACAACGCTAGAGGTGGTGAACCAACTGACACAAATCTAGTTAAACTTGACCCAGCTGCGGCTTATATGCAATTACTTAACTCAGCAGTTCGACATATGGAGCTTGATAGGGTTCGAGCAGTATCTGACTTGCTCAATGATATGAACACTGTTGGGGTTAAGAACATTGATGTTGCAAATGAGAAATATAATCCATTAAGACCAAACGCAACTTATCGTGAAATCAATCCAGATAAAGCTGGTAAATATCGTGATAACAATGTGTCAGCCAAGTTAGATGATGAAGATATTAGTAATGTTCGACACGATGTTGACCTCGCAACTAAAGAATATAATATGCAAGACCCAGCTAATATTATGGCGACAATGACCCTTGCTCAAGATTTATTTGCAAATAAATATGTCAATCGTCGAATGGAACAAGGTTTCTCAGCCAAAACCGCATATGACGAAATGGCAAATAACCCAGACCTTATCGACCAAATGGCAAGCGAAACACTTCGCAGTATCTCAGTAAAGAATGCTCCAAAAGAAGCAGTAAAACTTGCTGACGATATGAATAAGATGTTTGATGTCGAAATGCCAAAGCATATGAACGCTGTTCAAAACCAGTATGTTGAAGCAATGAACTTGGCAAATAAGACTGGTGATAAAGCTGATATGAAGAAAGCTCTTAACCTTAAAGATAGGATTGAGAACTTCAAGACTGAAGAGCTTATCAAAAAAGGTCGAGTAGATATACGCAATCAAGGCGTAATGACACGCAATGTTCGTGAGTATGCTAAGCTTGATACGGCAGTTAATGACTTAAGTGATAGCTTAAATAAAGTTCACGACCTACAAACTGATACTATTAAAGAACTAGATAGCTTTGACGAAATCACCAATGTTCGACTAGGTGTCGCACGAGATATTGGAGAAGTGCTACGAAGTGGTGAACTGACTGCTAAAGATAACCTTAAGGTAATGAAACAGTTATCGGAAACAATCTTTAACGGTAAACTTCCAGAAACTGTTAAGAATTTGTTTAATGACAACAATGAACTTAAGGCTGGTATGGAACATATTGCCCAACATATCTTAATTGATGAAACTCGTAAGACACTTGAATTACGACATAAACAATTAGTCAATCTAGCCGAAAGCAACAAAGCGGTCATTGAGAAAACACAAAAAGAACTCGATAACGCTACTGCTAAGCGTGATAAGAAGCTCGAAGCAGTAAAGAAATCAATCGAGGCGAAAGGTGTTAAGGCTGATGATTATAAATCACAACTTGATAATATTGACAAGTCGATTGAGAAATTCCAAAGTGAACTAGAGCAGAACATTGGTAAATGGAGTGGTGAAGATTTAATTACTCACCAGAATGAGATTGAACAGCTCTATAGCCACCGAAATGATGTGCTAAAAGAAGCACGTAAAGATATTCAAAAGACTAAGAGTAAAGTTCGTGAATTTGGGGATACGATTATTAACGCTCGTAAAGACCCAGAAACAATGGAGAACCTTAAAAAGACAATTCAGAGTGAAACGAAAGACCGTGCAGAGTTCTATAATCTATTAGGTGATGAAGAAGCCAATAAACACGAGGAAGTTCGTCAAGCTCGACAAGATATTGAGGGTGAAACCTTTAATGATGATATTGATAAGGTGAGAGCTGGTAATAGTGAATATACAACTGATGACCCAGCAACTAAAGCAATTCTTCAAAAATATCTCAATGAAAAATATAACAAGAAAGAGCTAGAGGGCTTCAAGAAATATGCTTGGGGTGTTGCTGACGCTATATCTGGTATGTTCCGATTTAACACTACTTCTGCCCCATTGATTGCTGGTGCGAGAAACCTTGCACGAGATACAATTCAATCAGCAGTTATGACTGGCGGTCGAAGCTTTGGTGCGTTCGATAATATAATGACTGGTATTAGAGGACATGGTATCCGTGGTGAGAAATTCAATGCTCAAATTCTAAAGAACGCTGATTTGACAACTAATCTGCTTATGAAAGAATTTGGCATTGATTATGAAACTGCTCGAAGAAATGCCTTACATCTAGGAAGTATCGCTGATGATACATTCTTCCACCAGTTTGGTTCTCACAGTGGTTTTATGAACAACAAGACAGTTGAGAAACTAACTAATGGTAAAGCTAAACGAGCTTTCAACTTTGGTTATGAATGGATAACTAAACCTAATGATAGCTTTGAAAAAATGTCCCGTTTGTCGAACATTTCAGCTGGACTAAATGAAGCAATCGACAAAGGTTTAGATATAAATGCCGCAATGGCTAAAGCAGAGTTCGTTGGACGAAACGCAACAACTGACTTCCGTGCTGTAAATTATAACTTCCGTTCTATTAGTCGTGGAACTTCATATCTTAATGCTACATTCTCTGGCTCAAGGTCGACGAGGTTGATGATACAGCAAGACCCATTAGGTTATGCTTCGAAGATTATGATGTATGCGGTAGCTCCAGCATTGACTATTTTGAACAATAACCTCAAGGACGAGAACCGAGATATTTATAATAATATCCCAGACTATGTTAAAGAGAGTAATATCATTTTTGTGTTAGGTGATAAAAATGTAGTATTCCTACCACTTCCACAAGAATTGCAAGGTTTGTTTGGAACAATCGAAGGTATCGCCAGTGGTCGTTATAAGAACGCTAACGATTATCTAGGTGGACTACTTAAAGCAGCAACACCATTTACAACGATTGATTTTTCACCAGTAATGGATATGCGGTTTGACCAAAATGACCCATTTAGCGAAATTCTTCGAACAGCTGGTCGAATTAGCTCATCAGTTGTGCCAGATATTGGTAAAGTTGGATATGAGCTTGCGACTGGTAAAAGTCTTTACTTCGGTAGCGATACATATCAAGGTATTGGTAAAGTGCTTGAAAAGAAACTTGGTATCGACGGTAAAACTAAGGACGGCAATCTCACTAGCCGACGATTATACTCAGCTGGTAAAGGATTGTTTGGAACAAACTTCGATGTTTTGCTCAACTTCCTAAGTGGGATTGTTGACCCTAATGCTGCACCAGAAGATAAAGGTGGTTATTCACTTGGACAACAGTTTAAGCGAACCTTTGCTCGTGATGTTGGTGCGAATGGTGAAAAGGGTGCGAAATATGACTATGTCAACTCAATGTTCCGTGATACAATTAACGACCTTGAAAAGCGTAAAGAAAAAGTGCTTGAACAGTTAGAACAAAAAGATAAAGAAATCCGAGAGGCTAAAAAGAAAGGTCTTGGCGATGAGGCAATCAATGAGCTAACCAAAGAGCGACAAGAAATTTCAGATAAGTTTGGTTCAGAAATTGAAAGTCAGCTACGCAACTATATGAACCAATTTGCTGGTAATAAATACTTCGTTTGGGATAACAAGAAAGAAAAGCAGATTATCAATCTGATGTTGCCTAAAAATCAAGCTCTACTCGATAGCGATGAAGATTTGGACGAAGCTGAAAAGACTGCTTACTACTCAGCACGAGATAAAGCAGTTAAAAGGTATCTTGGTATGAACTTACCAGAAAAACCGTCAGCAGACTTCCTATATGACAATGCTAAAAATGAGCTTCAAGGTTCATACTATAAGATGTTAGGTCAAATTAAGGACATTAAAAAGCAGAAGATTGAGGGTTCAAATCAAACACTCAAACAGAAGTTCCAAGAGTATCAGAATAAAATCCAAGAGATTTACAATCGTAAATCAAAACTTGGTAAAGCAGATTATGCTGAAATTGATAAACTTAAAAAGGAATATATGGAGAATTACTTCTCACCAGTAGTAATGGGATTAACCGAAGAATATACTCCTTACCTTGTGCTTAATAACAAACAGGTTATCCGAGAACTAGGTGATATTACAATGGTTCCGAATGACTGGCAGAAAGATAACAAGGGTAAACAAGCTTATGGAAATAAGCGACTTGATGAAACAGCTGGTTATGCTCAATCATACATTCAACATCTTACTGGAACAGATAAAGATACACGTAAACTTCAAAGTTTCGGTTCAGACTACGCAACTATGCGAGCAATTGACCGAATGGAAAAGATGAAGAACGACGGTGATATATCTGGTGCAAGAGCATTAAAGAAACGATTTGATGTTCAAGTCGGAAATGGAATGCTACTACTTGATAAGGAACAAGCTGAACGATTAAGAAACCTAAAAATCTAACAAAATAAAAAAGCAGCCCAATCAAGGGTTGCTTTTTTAAAACAGATAAATAGATGATTTTTTGAGTTGTGTAATGAACCAATCACTACACAAAAGGGGGGAACACCTACGCCAAGGACAAATATAAGACAAGCTTAACAACAAACAACAATAATAAACATAACCATAACTATACTGTGAATTAAGCCCAGCGTGTTCACTAAGTAAAGAGATAGAACGAATGAAATAAATAAAAACCCTTTACTTCCCCCTTTAGTGTAGTGATTTTAAAGTTCTATTTACAACTGACTAGAAAGGAATATCGCTCAAGTCTACTTCTTCACCCGATACTTCAGTGGTATCTGGCATACTTGGCTCTTTGTCCAAATATTCTTGAAGTTTTTCTTTTTCCTTACCGTCATTGATAGCATTCACAACTGATTTAGCTACTTCATCAAGATAGTATTGAATGTTGTGAGCTGGGTCAACAAGTGCTTTATCTTTACCAGTTTCATCAATATTACGCACTGGTGTGAATACTGGTTTAAAGAATACTGATGAGCCAGCTGTGGCTTTTTCTTCGCCAGCAATTTTCCAGACATTCTCATTGATTGGATAACCTTTGTATTGGTCATTTTGGAAGAGAATATCTCGGACAACACCAGCTGATGTTCCTTTTGTTAATATACTTTCAATTTGATTAGTTTCATAATTCCAGATATACAAGCGAATACCCATTTTAGTGTTTGGTAATTCTTCCAAGGCTCGCTTGATTGTAGTATTTTCAGCAACTACACCGTTCTTATTGCGAACTGTAATTGGAGTATTAACTGTTTCTTTCCAGTTGCCTACATAATTTACTTCGGTTGAGAAATAATTTACATAGTTTACCTTTCGACCTTGTTTCTCAGTATTTGTTCCAGTAATGTGGAATGAAATACCAAGGACTGCGAACTCAAAAGGTTTAGCTGTTAGTTCAACTTGTTTCTCTTTGTCGTAGTAAACCATTCGGTCAGCAAAGTTCGCTTCTTTACCATCCAAGATAGCTCCTGCTCGCCATTTGTAATTACGTTGACTTGGATTTGATAATCTTTCTGTCATTTGAAATAGTGCCATAATATAATTCTCCTTTGGCTTTAATTTTATTGACTTCTACATCAAAGAATAACTGGTTATAATTGATTATTATTGTTGTTGTTCTTCAATGTTAATCTCATTATAGCACACCTCGTTCAAAAAGTCAATAGTCTAATGAAAGATTATACGAGTTTCTTCTTTAAACTTAGTTTCTGAAAGAGGTTCAAGGTGTTGTTCCAAGCACCAATCATAATATAAATCATAGTCATTAAAGAGTTCTAAAACATAATCTCGAACTGTGGTTGATACAGTAAGTGTGCGAACGATTTTGGTTTTGCGTTTAATTCCATTGTCTGGTTTAACAGCATAGCCATTGTAGGTTCGTCCATTACGCCTAACGGTTATTCTATCATTACCTAAAAAAGTCCACTCATTCTCACGACAAAAGTTGGTGACGTCCTTATGAGCTATGATAGTGCTGTCGCCCCCAGTGAGATATAACCAAATATCAATCGTTGTCCAATACTCAGTATCCTTATAATGGCGAATTTCATCAAGTTTAAGATTGTGAGATATATCTACTACTTCTTTATTGTTCATCGATAATCATCACCTCCGCTCGAACTTCTTTTTTAGACTTAGCTAGCTCACCCTCAGCATAAGCAATCGAACACCATTGCCAACTATCGTCCTTAATAATACCAGCTTTTTGTAAACAGTCTTCAATTCCTTGGAGCATATTGGAGCAGTCGATACGGCGATTGTCTTCCATATAAAATCGATAGCCGATTGATACTTTACCCTCAAACTTTAAGTCGCCATAATTCTCAACCAGATAATCTGTGAGCCATTTCTTAAACTTGCGGATTTCTGGCTTATCAATAACCTTTTTACCGTCCTTTGAACACATTTTACCGTTCTTAATACCAAGCATTTTGCCTGGTATATTTATAACTGTATATTCATTTCGTTCAATCATCTTCTCTCCAATCTTTTAAAAAGGTAGTCCAAGTGCGATAGATATATGAGTAGTTCGTGCCTTTTACCACAACTCCAATTCCATAATTACAATTATGGTAAAAGGAACAACGCTCTTTTCGTTTAATATTTTTCGCCTTGCGAATTAAAACTGGACTTCTACCCTCATAGCAATTTCTACTGACATCTAATAAATCTATTTTATAGATTTCACCCTTTATTAGTTGTTGATTATCTTTGCCTATGTAAGTAAAAGTCCCCACCATATCTGTACCTTATTTCTTTATTGTTTTCTTAGTTGTTGATTTCTTCTTAGGTGTTTTAAGTTCATCAACAAGAGTATCCAATCTTGCTATCTCATAAGCGATATTATTGAGTGATACTTTAGTATTCTTTTCCAACGCTACCAACTCTTCATCTGTTGCTTCTGCGAATGATAGAGTAAAAGTTGTAAAGAATAGATTTACCCATAACACCAATTGTAAGATAAGTGAATTTGGGATTGTAAAATAAATCACCGTGATTAGAATTATTTGAATTGCAATGTATAGTTTATTTAGTTTACTCATACTCTTATTTTACCATATATAATTTAAAATTTATATTATTCTTCTTCGTTCTCTTCGATTTCTTTTTTACGATTTCGTTTGCTCTTTAAACCGCCAATTCTACCAGCTCGACTTGCTCGTTCTCGACCAGTAAGACCGTCTTTGCCAATGACATCAGAAGCGAAACCCCCAGTATTACTACTAGCTCCACCTTTCTTACCAATCCTAGAATAGAAATCTTTACCGTGGCGAGCAATATTTGTTGTGGCGGTTTTCTTACCACCAGATTTAGTTCCAGCCAATTTTATCTCCTTATTTATTATTGTTATTATTGGGTTTAGCAAAAGCATTTTGGGTTAAAATTGAAATTGATGTGTCCTAATTAAGTAGAGTATTTTAGGGAGCTATGAAGTGCTTGCTTTTGTCTAATCCCCAAAACTGAACATAACAGAACCTATTATTATAACTACCACATTATTATTTGTAATTAAAAGTTATGTCCAGATTTGGGGTGGCGAAAATTTTTCGCCACTAATTTATAAAAAAGGATTGCCCAGTTTAACGCCATGGGCAAGGGCGTATAGTTTATTTGAACAACATGTTCTTATAGGGCATTGTAGGACTGAAAAGGTCTGGAGGAACGGACAGACTATAGAGACAACTCTCGGTTCTTGGTTTTACTTGTTTTAATAGACGACCCCATTATCCATCTAAAATTTACCAGATTTCAGCCAGTTTTACAGCCCTACAAGGGACGACCAAAAGTGTTCCTTTTAGTCATTCCCCCTCGATTTTAGAAAACTTTCCTTGGGGCTTACGCCCCTTGTAAAGCTGGAATAAATTGTTAAAATTCTACTTCATTTTTATCATTATAGGTTTTTATCGAAATTTCACCAGACATTAAACCAACATATTTTTTAACTTCATCTTCTTTATTTTTGGGACATAATATGTAGTTTTTTCGAGATGTCGTTCTAATATATCTGCTCCAATCGACAAGTCTTTTTAAGACATCATCTTCTAATTCTAATATGAATATATTGAATATAGGTTCAGCATAGGCTTTAATACCTAAAATTAAATCTGGCAATTCTTTAACATTATAATCTGTGATTTCAAATCCAGTGTAATATTTTTCTATTATATTCTCAATTATTTCTTGTTTCATTCTAAGTCCTTAACAATTTTCATAGTTCTCTCAAACTCTTTCTCTTCTGTTTGTTGAGTAGTTTCTACTTCAAAAAAATTTTCTGGTGATTTTATACCAAGCTCTTGTTTAGCTTCATCACTTAGGAAATATTTCTTTGTGATTTTCTTCTTTATCAGGTATGGATTTAACATAGCTTTAATTCTTGCGTCATTATATTTTCGAGGTTTATTCATATCTTTTCTATGACCATTCTTCGAGCTTTTCTTCAAGATTTTCTATCTTGCTCCAAGCTTCTGTTTGTTCTTTAAGGAAAGCTTTTAGTTCCTTTTCAGACACCTTAGATTTATATTTCACCATTTTTTTAAGTTTATATTTTGAGCGTTCTCCAGTTAAAAGGTCTTCTTTAAACTCTACTAATATACCACATTCTTCATACAAAAATTTACTGAAAAAAGATTTAATATCTTCTTTTGTCGCTTGAATTTTTATTCTTTTACCGTTTGTAGTTTTTTAAACGAACGCTTGGCTTTACACCACCAATTGAGTATATTGTGCCATATATATAATCTTCGCTATCAACTAGGATTTCATCTTTATTATTCATAAGTCAATCTCTATATTTTTCCTCAGTTAATGTAATACAAATTCTATTGTCTTCTTGGTCTAACCAGAACTTTTGAACATAAGAATTAAATACTTTACTACTCACAAACTCTTCAAGTTCTTCAAGATTACTTCTATACCAATCTACTGCAAAAAGAAAGCGTGTGTCTTCAAAGTTAATTTGAATTGGTTCTGGACTATATTCTTTTGAAATCTCGCTATAAAAATTTGGAATATAGCTAGTAATAAAAGTTTTAAAATCTATATTTCTTATCTTATTGCTCATAAAACAAATATTTCCTCCATTCTTCTGGGTGTTTTTTAAGGCTTTCTTCAATACCTTCTTTACTCTTAAAATAAATCAATGCTCCCATTTTTGTGCTTGTTTCATCGATAACTGGTTTAACACACCCATAACCAGTAAAACGGTCTTCATCATAAGAACAACTATATTTAATTTGTTTTGTGTCATTCCAATTTGGTTTAAAGCCTTTAGTGTCTTGTTTGATAACTGCTTTCGCTTTGAGATATTCAAGATATTCTTCAGCCTCTTCTTGGGTTTCGAATAATATTCCTATGCTTTTCATATTCTCAATCGCCCACTTTGAGTAGTGAATGTTCTTAATTTCTTCCACTATTGCTTTGAAAATATTTATAGAGAAATATTGCTCTGGCTCTTCAACTTCTTCAAACCATTCGTCGAAGTCATCAATATAGTCTAACCAGATTTCAATATACTTAGCACCAATAGCCCCTTGGAATAAATAAACATTATCTTTATCATTCTCATCATAGCCTTGTTGAAAGATTTCACCAGCTTCTGCACAGGGCAAATCTTTGAGCAATTTATACTTCTTCATTCTTTTCCTCCTCTACTAAGCACTCAATTAAAATCATATAATTCTTAGCGTCGCCTAACTTTTCTCTCCATAGCTCCATTGGATAATCAATATCACTTTGGGTCATATCTATAATCGAAGTTAAGTGTTTCACCATAAAGGCTAACGCACATTCTTTCGGTGATACTCGTAAGAGCTTTGCACTCTGGTGGAAGTTATGAAGTGGCGAATTATCAGTTGAATATTCTTTATTCTTCTTAATTAAAGTTTCTTTAACTCGTTTGAGCTGTGCTTCGATTGATTTGTTATATTCTTCTCGTGTCATCGATTATCTCCGCTACCGTGAATTTTATTGCGTTCCTTACGGCTTTTTAATTTGTTGAGGTTCGCCCTTGCAACATCATCAAGGTCAATACCGTTATAAAAAGCAAGAGCTGATAGATACCATAACACATCGCCAAGTTCTTTTTTAAGCTCAGCGATATCTTCTGGTGTTGGGTGGAATACTCCATTCTTATCTCGAATCATCTTTTTAATCTTCTCAATTACTTCACCAGTTTCACCAGCTAAACCTAAGGCTTTTTCCATATAACCATCATAGCGTGTTTCTTTATCGATAGCTAACCGTGAAGTATCATATTGAATCGCTCGTTCTTGATAATAATTAAAATCAGAATCCATTGTTTTACTCCTTATTTACAGCATTTCTGGCATATTATTTATGAATAACCCTGCTAAACCTAATATAAATAAACCGAATAAAGCTTCAAATTGTCCAAAGGTAAAATCAAATTTAAACAATGCTAAGTATAAAGCGATAATTGTTGGTAATATA